ATGAAGTGAGAACAGTTGAGATTGATGGAGAACCGTGGTTTGTTTTGGCAGATGTGTGCAAGGTGTTGGAGTTATCTAATCCATCAAAAGTTGCGGACAGATTGGAATCTGATGAAAAGGCTAACTTTGAGTTAGGGTTACGTGGCGGTGCTACGAATTGCATTAATGAATCTGGTTTATACACTGTTGTTCTCCGGAGTGATAAGTCACAAGCGAAACCATTTCGGAAGTGGGTTACATCGGAAGTGCTTCCCTCTATTCGAAAGACTGGAAGCTATACTACACAGTCACAGTTTGCAGACCTATCTCCACAGTTGCAGTTCTTAATTCAGGTGGAGATCAGACAGAATAAGCTGGAAGAAGAACAGAAGAAACAGAATCAGGCTTTAGAGAGCATGAAAGAAACAGTAAATAGCACCGTCAATTACGCCTTGAAAATTGGAGATTCTTTCGGCAGAGTTAAAGAAGCTATCATTCTCGATAGAAAGAATTGGAGAACTGAAACAAGAAGAATCTTATTAAAGATTGTATGGAAGTTTCCGACTATCGGAACAGTTGGCTCTGTATATAACAAACTTTATGAAGCACTGGAAAGCAGAGCCAATGTAAAGCTTGACACGAGATTGAAAAATTTGAAGAAAAGAATGCATGATGCCGGAGCAAGCAAGACGAATATTGAGAAATCAAGTAAATTGGATGTTATCGCAGATGACCCAAAGCTTATTGAAATTTGGATTGGACTTGTTAAGGATTATTGCATGAAAGTAGGGTTAGATTTGGATATTGATATTCGTGAATAATTTGTAAAATGTAAAAATAGAAGTTCCTGTTTTGGGCGGCCGAAACGTATAATTTAACGTAAAATAAATCGGCTGCCCATTCTATTTGTGGAGGTAAAAATAAAATGTATTTGGATAACGCAGCTACAACAAAATGCTCAGTCAATCAGCTGCATGACTTGATTGACGAAATTAATGATAAAAATTTATGGTACAACCCTTCTTCCTCTTATGCAGACAATGTTCGTTCTGAAATTGAAGATGTTAGAAGAAGAATCGCAGAATCATTGGATTGCCTGCCAGAAGAAATCACTTTTAACTCTGGTTCGTCCGAGGGGAATTGTACCGTAATTCAAGGTTTTTTAAAGCAGGCAATTCATGATGGTCTTCATCCTGTTGTGATTACAACTGCTTTGGAACATGCATCCATTCTGAAGTGCGTAGAAGATTGCGTAGAAGATCTTCATTTCGTAAAGATTGAAAAATCTGGAAAGATTGATTTGAGCAGCCTTGAAAATCTATTGATATACACGCAATCAAAAAAGAATAAAGTTCTTGTTTCGATTCAATTTGTTAGTAATGAACTTGGAGTAATTCAAGACCTTAAAGAAATTGCAAGTATTGTGCATAGATACGATGCCCTTCTTCACACGGATGCAACACAGGCTTTTGGAAAGTTTTTTATTTCTCAAAAGAGATATGGGTTTGATTTCTTAACAGCTTCTGGGCATAAGGTAAAAGGACTTAAAGGAACTGGATTCCTTTATAAGAGTAAAGGAATTGATATTAAACCTTTGATTTATGGAGAGCAAGAGAATGGATTGAGAGGTGGAACTCAGAATACTTTAGGTATTTTAAGTATGCGATATTTTAGTCCCATTATCAATCCGGATATTGTTTTAAGAGAATGCTTTTTCGTGAAAGAATTGAAAAGATTTGGTGTCAAATTTACCCTGAATGGATTCGATGAATTAGAAAGAATCAGAGGAAGGCTAAAGGAAAATGTTTCAAATATTGTTTCGATTACATTTGATGAAGTGAACGCTGAATCTTTGATTCTTTCTTTGCAGACAGAGGATGTGTTTTGTTCAATGGGTTCTGCTTGTTCAGCACCAAGCGAGAAAATGTCAGAAACTTTAAAGGCGATTGGGCTTGATGATTCAAGTATTAAGAAAACAATTAGATTTTCTTTTGGTTCTGACCTTGATTTTGACGTAATTGAAAATCTTGTCTGGCTTATTAAAAAGCATATTGATGCTATAAAAGCAGAAGGGAGTATTTAATTTTGATTTTTATTCCATTTGTTATTGTTTTGATTTTAGAAATTTTCTTTTCTGTTCCAACATGGCTGCTTTACATTGGAATTGGATGTGCGTTTGTGCAGGTTATTTGGTATGCTTTTATTGGCGTTGCTGCTGTGGTTACATCGTGGAGGAAGTTGAAATGAATGCTCCATGTTATGAATGTAAAAATAGAACATTGGGTTGTCACGGCAATTGTGAAAAATATGCTGAATATGACAGTCTAAATAAGAAGCGGATTCACGACCATAGTGAGGAAATTCGAACAGCACCTGAGAAAATGCCAAATTCATATTTGACAAGAAATTCAAAGTTGAGTGCAAGATTACAGAAAGAAGGTAGAAGAAGATGGTGACATTAGAAGAATTCCAAAAGCTTATGCATCTTAGCGAAGACGAAGAAATAAATAAACTTTTAGCAGAAGTGCTGTATGAAGAGTTAGATGATAGAAATTTCTTCACACTTCCTGCATCCATTAATCATCATGGAAATAAAGAAGGCGATCTGTTCAATCATAGTCTGTGCGTTATGAACGAACTTGTGAACCTTACCAAGAAACTTGATTTGCAGTGGAAACTTGAACGCTCCCCTTATGTAGTGGGAATGTTGCACGACCTTTGTAAAACAGAACTTTATGTTCCAGATGGTAATGGTGGATTTAAATACAACAATGAATCTTTTATGACTGGACATGGCGATTTGTCCGTTCTGCTCTCTTCTAATATTGGAGTTCTTTTAACAGAAGAAGAAATCGCTTGTATTCGCTGGCATATGGGTGCGTTTGACGATAGTAAGAACTGGAATAAATACAACCTTGCTATTCAAAAATATCCAAATGTTCTTTACACACATACAGCAGATATGATTGCGAGTCAGATTAAGAATGTTTGACATACTACATGGGGGTTTGGAATGTTCAGAGTGAGAGATAAACGAAATAATAAGTGGGTTGGAAATGGTGAAAAGTTTTACTTGAATAGAACAGACGATCTAATTCAAGTAAAGAGAAAATTCTTTAAGACAAAAGAAGTTTTTGTACGGCCGTCTAATTATGAATATCAGCGTTCTATTGGAATTTGCGATAAAGATGGAATGCCAATTTTTGAAGGGGATATTGTTGATGCGGAAATTATGAATGAAGTAATTAGAACACTTTGTTATTTTTCATGTGATACTTGTTCCTATGTTTTGCTTGATATGAATAATGATAAATATTATTCTTTGAGCAAACAGAAGAGTAGAGTTATTAAAGTTGTTGGCAATATTTACGATAATCCGACTATGCTTAGGGAGTAACTCATGGATAAAGAAAGAAATGCTAACTGGATTTTTAAATACGACTATTCGGGCGATAAAGTAAATATTTGGTCTGCTTTCAAATGCAGCTATTGCACAGCCATGTATCAGTTCCCGAAGAATAAAAAGTTTCGATATTGTCCAAATTGTGGAAGTAAAATGATTTTGGATGGAGAAAAGCACAAATAAAATTGATATTTTATTTGCATGATTTATTGTAATTGTTTGGTTGAAAAGGAGAATTTTATCATGAAAAGAATGACTGGCGAAGAACTGAAAAACATTTTGGACTTGCATGAGAAGTGGCTGAACGGAGAACCTGATGGAGTTCAGGCAGAGTTGCGTGACGTAAATTTAAGTGGAATTTATTTGGCAGATAAAAATTTATCCAAGGCTTTCTTATGCCATGTAATATTAAAAGGTTCTATTTTGGATAATACAAATCTGAAACATACACGTTTACTGTATGTGAACTTGGAACATTCAAGTTTACGAAATACAAACTTGGAATCTGCGATGCTATGTAAAGTCAACTTTTCAGACTCAAATATTGGAGGGGCAAACTTTTGTAATTCAGTTCTCGAAAATGTTTCTTTTGAGAATGTTTACCACAACGAAAACACAATATTCTTCGCATTACAATGCCCAGAAGAAGGGAGTTTCATCGGATATAAAAAAGCAATAAACAAAGATGAAGAATTTGTCATTGTAAAATTGCAAATCACAGAAGATGCAAAGCGTTCCTCTGCAACGTCCAGAAAGTGTAGATGTAGTAAGGCAAAGGTTCTTTCTATTACTTCTATTGACGGGAAGATTGAATATGATTCTGCTCATGCATGTTATGATCGAAGTTTTGTTTATAAGGTCGGAGAAACTGTAGAAGTAACTGACTTTGACGAAGATAGATGGAACGAATGCAGCACCGGAATTCATTTCTTTATTACAAGAGATGAAGCTGTACAATATCAATGAAAGTCGTGGTGATATAAATGGATTGGACAGGAAATGGAAACTCTGTATTCAAAACATTAGGTGCTTCTAATCATTCTTTTTCTGAAAGAGAGATTAATGATTATTATGCAACCGATCCAAACGCACTTGAACAACTTTTAAGGTATGAAAAGTTTAACCCTTATATCTGGGAATGTGCATGCGGTGCAGGACACTTATCTAATGTTCTTAAAAATCATGGATATAAAGTTATGAGTTCTGACATTGTAAATCGCGGATATGATGATATGGAAATTGTAGATTTTCTATCTTATAAACCTGTTAATAGTAGAAATGATTTTGATGTTATTACAAATCCGCCTTATAAATATGCGTTAGATTTCGTAAAACATGCATTGGAAATTTCGATGGAATCTGTAAAGGTTGCTATGTTTTTGAAAATTCAGTTTTTAGAAGGACAAAAAAGATATGAGTTTTTAAAAAAGAATCCTCCGAAAATTATTTATGTGTTTTCTAAAAGAATGGAGTGTGCAAAAAATGGCTTGTTTATCGGAAGTAGTGCTGTTTGCTACGCATGGTTTATTTGGGAAAATGGATGGTATGGTAATCCAATAATTAAATGGTTATAAAGGAGAATAATTATGAACTGCAAGGTGGCTGCTATAAATTGCTATGAAAAAGAAATCAATGAACTCGAACTTAGAATTAAGGATTTAAAAAAGAAATCTGAACGTATCGATAAAAGAAAGAAGTTTGGCTTCTTTTATCCGGATGTTGACGAACCTTATTATGTGTATGCTGTCGATGAAATTATGGATTTTGAACGCCCTGAATCCGTACCAGAATCTGATGAACTTTTTGAGTATTGTTATGCTTACAAAACAAAAGAACAATGTCAATGGGCAGAAGATAAGGTTAGACAGCTGCGAAAATTGATCGCATTAAGAAATGCAATTTGTCCGGACTATGAGCCTAATTGGGATGATGAATCTGAAAAGAAATATTGTCTTCACTATAATTATGATGATAGCCGTTGGTATACTAATTTTTCTACTTATTCCGATCATAATGTTGGTATTTATTTTGACACACTTGAAAATGCTCAGAAAGCAGCAGATTTTCTGAATGATGAGATTATTAAAGAATAAATAAAGGAGAATGTTTCATGAAAATTTTAAGCTTGTTTGACGGTATTTCCTGTGGCAGATTGGCATTGGAACGTGTCGGATTACCTGTAGAACAATATGACGCTTTTGAAATTGACCGTTATGCAATCACTATTTCTAAAAAGAATTTCCCCGATATTGCTCATCACGGGGACGTATTTGACGGCGATTTTACGAAGTTCAAGGGGTATGACCTTTTGCTCGGCGGAAGTCCGTGTACATACTGGTCTATTGCAAAAAAAGACGTGAGACTACCTCTGACGGCATGGGATTCAAACTGTTCATGGAGTATGTTCGGGCGCTCCGTGAGAGTGGGTGCAAGTATTTTCTTTATGAGAATAACTACTCTATTCATCAAAATATCAAAGACGAGATCAGCAAGCATTTAGGTGTGCAGCCTATCATGATAAACTCGGCACTTGTAAGCGGTCAGAATCGAAAAAGATGTTATTGGACTAATATCCCGAATGTCACCCAGCCAAACGATTCGGGAATTATGCTTGCCGACGTGCTTGAAAACGCTGTTCCGTGGCAGGACAAGTCCTACTGTATGACTTCTTCCTATAATAGGGCTGTACTTTACAATACGCTTGAAAGAAAACAACGGACAATGGTGGCTATTCCGATCAATACTGTGGGTGGCAAGTCGCACACTATCCCTGCTACATATTATAAAGCCGGAGAAAAGCCTTTCAGTCCGCATGGAAGCGAAATGGCTAAACAGCGTGTAACTGTACCGATCTGTGTCAACTCTCAAAGTGGTAATTCAACTATCCCCACAAGAAAACAGCCGTCTTTGAGCGAGAGAATTTACAGCATTTACGGGAAAAATCCTGCACTTACTTCGGGTTTTCGTACCAATATTGCTGTACCGGTCGAAACTGTCACCGAGCCTGTGGGTGCCGCCCAACGTGGCAGATACGTTGACGGTAATAAAACCGAACAGCATATTGAAGTCAGACCTGACGGCAAATCAAACTGTCTGACAACGGTGCGGAAAGACAGTCTTGTGTGCACTCCTGTTCGTATCGGACAGATCGGCAAAGGCGGTCAGGGACAGCGAATCTATTCAGTTCGTGGAAAATCCGTCACAATGACGGCAAACGGCGGCGGAACGGGTGGGAAAACCAGACTTTACAAGATTGACCTTCCTGACGGTGACTATATTATCCGTAAGCTCACGCCCATTGAAGCGGAAAGACTCCAAACTCTGCCCGACAACTACACCGCAGGCATTTCCAATACCCAGCGATATAAGTGTATCGGGAACGGTTGGACGGTCGATGTGATCGCACATATCTTGAAAGGATTAAAGAATAAATAAAGGAGAGAATTTCATGGAACATATTTTGCAAATTGGGGTATGTGTTGACGACAGAGCGATTGAAGAAGGTGCTATGAAGTCACTTTCTGAAAATTTGAGTAATAAGATTAGGAAAGAAATGTTTGATCGCTATGGAAATCTTTCAGACGTATCAAAGATGATTATAAAAGAATGGCTTGATAAACACAAAGAAGAACTTTTAGACAAGACGGCAGATGCCCTTCTCGAATATCTGAAAAGAACGAAAGCGGTTAAAGAAATGGTTTATGATGTAAAGAAAGAAATCGAGGGATTAAAAGATGATTGTTCATCGTTGTGATTTTTGTAGAAAAGTTTTTGAAAATCTTCATTCCATTTATTTTGAAACAGATTTATTTAATGAGTGCTACCATAAACGAATAAGAGAATATATTGGAATGCCTTGTGCTGTAAGTTTTCAAGATGAAAGTATATTTAAATTTGAAATTTGTGGTGATTGTTTTAACGATATTGGTAATACTATTTTAAATGGTGTTGGTATAGATAAAAATAATGAATCTGAATCAGGAGGTTGGAGATGGTAAGAATTGAAAATGTTGATGTTTTCGGATGGGAATCTGCAATCCGTGGAATGAGAAACCCAATGAACAGCTGGGATAAGAGCGACAGTCAATTTCACGTTTGTTCTAAGTCAGGTAAAACAAGTTGCACTGAAATTGGGAATAACGACTTAAAGCTTATGCAGTCGCTTGTTAAAGCTGGAACAGATCATTCTAAGTTTATGAGAATGATAAATGTAAGCTGTGATATTACAGCACCTCGATATTGGTGGACTGAATATGACACCTATAAAGTAGGGACGGTTCGTAATTCATGTTCTACAATGCATAAGATTGCTGATAAGGAATTTGAACCGAGCGATTTTTCAAGAGAACATTTAACAACCTTGGATTTCCAGCATTATGATATTCTGGATACGGAAGAGGTAGAACGTATTGAATTTCAGACCGCATCGACTGAAATTCTGAGGTTGATTATTCAATGTTTAAACAATTACAGAAAACTGTATCTTGCTACTAAAAATAAAAAATACTGGTGGCAGATGATTCAAATTTTACCGCAATCTTATAATCAGCGTGCAACCGTACAACTTAATTATGCCGTTCTTCGAAAAATGTATCATGCAAGAAAGAATCATAAGTTGGATGAATGGGTTGAGTTTTGCAAGTGGATTGAAACACTTCCCTATTCAGAATTGATTACAATGTAAACGACAGAGAAAGGAATTTATTATGATTGTGAATTTGGATTACATTGATAATTATATAAGGCTTGCTGAGAATCTCGTGAATGCGGAACTTATGTTTTACAAAAGACTTTGTTTAAGTTATTTTATGACAGAGTTTAATCAGCGTTCTGCTGAGAAGATTGCTGAATGTAGAAAAGCAGTTAAGAAAGAAGAACGCATTATGAGGTCGGATTATTATAAAATTCTTCTGATGGGATTGGATGCGGATCTGTTAATTGGTGATATAAAAGCACAATGCAAAGAAGAAGCTATGATTGAGTTTCTTAAAAATAATCTCACTTGAATTTTACAAAAATTTCAAGTGAGTAACTTCCTACTTTTGCGTTGTAATTCGTATAATTAAGTAGAATTTTTCAGGAGGGAAAATGGGTTGAATAAAATCAAAAAAGAAAATTGGGTGTCAAAATTCAATCTGCTTGGCGAGGTTCATCTGAATGATAACACATTTCAGATGAATAAGGTTTCTGCCAGTGGTTGGAAGTATAGCAGAATAAATCTCTGTATTAAATGTGGTTCTACCTCTGGGAACATATACACAGAGATGATGGGCGGTTTTAATAGTGACGGTTCTTCTGTTATTTATGCTCATGGCAAGACCGATGATGGGCGAGATGATTTTTCTCAAAAGGTTGAAGTTCCGTGGAAAAATAGAGAAGATGCTGCTACGCTTGAATCTATTGGGGATATGTGCTTTATTCAAATCGGTTTAGAGAAGACAGAATCAGGCAAAGTGTTTTATCAAAAGTTCCTTAGTGAATATGATGCTATTGCTTATTTGAATGATCATCTTCACGATGGTGATAAGGTTTATGTTTCCGGTACTTTGAAATACTCTGTATATAACGGAACTACACAGGTCAAGAAAGCCATCAATAAGATTACGATTTATACTCCGAGAAGCGATGATGAAGAATTTAAACCATATGCAAGATTTACGCAGTCGGTGCTGCTTAATAATTGTTCTGCTTCTCTTAAAGAAGTAAATAAAGAAGCTGGAACTATGCCAGTCAATGCGAGAGTTCTTGACTATGCAAAGGAAATTGACGGTGTTACAATTAAAGGGCAGTATCCGTTTTCGATGTCATTTGAATATAAGTTGGATTTGACGAACGAAACTCTTTGCAGAACAATCTATAAAAAGCTGTTCGAAGTTAAGTCTGGATGGACTCAAATTACATTCAATGGTGAATTTGTTGAATCTGGTGCAGCTGTCAATGTAACATTGGATGATGTAAGCGATGACATTAAGGAATTGATTAAAGCCGGAATTTATACAGAAGAAGAAGTTCTTCGTTCTGTGGTGGGAAATGGAAACAGAGAAAGAAAGATGGTATTGTTGAAGCCAATTATTATTACCCTTGGCAATGATGATAATAAAATTTCAACAGTTGCGAAGTTTGAAAATCGTTATTCAGATGAAGACCTTGAAATTAATTTAGGTGTTTCAGAAGCCGATTTTGATAACGCCACTCCGATTGGAGATGGTGATGAAATGGATTGGCTAAACCTTGTCTGATAAAAAAAGAATAGAAAGGAATGTTTTGCGTATGGCTATGGGAAAAATTTCCTCTTTGTCGTTGAATCCTTTGGATTATACCATTGGATTCTTTGGGGAAGAAAAGATTGGGAAAACAACTTTAGTTCGTGACATTGTTAAAGAATTAACACACAATCCTAATTCTGCATTGTTCTTTGAGTTTGGTCTTGAAAGAGGTGCAGATTGTGCAGAAGGAATCAATAATATCAGCGTCAAGGATTGGGAAGGTGACTATGTTCCTGAATTCAATGAAGCTGGATTCGCTACAGTTTGCGAAGATATTTTGCAAAATAGATTTTCTGAATATCCTGATTTAAAGCTGGTTGTAATTGATACATATGATTTATTTATTCCGATTGCAGAAGAAGAGTCGGTTAAGGAATGGAACTCATTCTGTCAGTCTAAATCTTCTTCTGATGCTTCTTATTTAAAGAAGAAGACAAAGGAAATCAATGGTGCATGGGGCGGATTCCAGAAAGGACAAGCTAAGGCGTTTAGTTTAATGATGTCTTATAAGGATGCTCTTAAAAAGCTTGGGATTGAAACTTGGTTTATTGGACATACGAAAATCAAAGAAAAGACAGATGAAACTACTGGCGAAGTTTATCGTACTTTGAATTTCAATCAGGATTCAATTTATGCGAAAGGTATTCGTGGAATCTGCCATGTAATTGCTACTGGATATTATGACAGAAAAATTGAATCAGTAGAAGTTGGAAAAGTAAATCCGGTTACAAAGAAGAAGCAAGAAACAGGCAAAGTTACTTCTTGTAAGAGAATGATTAAATTCCGAGATTCTGAAAATATGATTGAAGGTGGCGGAAGATTCGGTTTCATTGAAGAAGAAGTTGATTGGGATGCTTCCAATGTAATTGAAGCTATTAAGACCGCCATTCTCAAAGAGAAAGAAAACGCTGGAATTACGTTGGAAGAAGCAAAGAAGAAACAAGAAGAATCTGACTCCATCCTTTCTGAAAAGGCAAAAGAAGCGGAAATTAACAATAAGAAAGATGCTGTTGTAAAACAGATTATCAAGTTTGTTTCTGAGCATAAGGATGACATTGATACAGTCAGAGATGTCGTTCAGGCATGCAAGCAATATGGATTTTCTAATCCGAAAGAAATTGAAACACTGGAACAGGCAGAACAAATTCTTTCTATTTGCAAATAAAAAAAATATTTTGTGGTAGGGGTAGACTACTCCCCCTACTGCTTATATTAAAGGAACTTTATTATGAACGATAAAACCGCTGGTATAAAGCGACTAAAAAATGGTGAATGGTCTGCTACATATAAAAGAAAGCAAATTGGAATTTTCGCAAGCAAAGAAGAAGCTGTGAAAGCCAGAGAAAAATATATCTATGACAACCTTGATTCAGAATCAAGATTTTATAATAAATGTTATGATTTAATCAAAGAGCTTTATGGCTATGATAATAATCAAACGCTTACAAAATTTACCGTTCTTAGAATAAGAGGAATTGTAAAAGGAAAGTTTTGCGACAATGGCTTTCAGGGCAACAATGCAAATTATTCTTTTGAAAATCTGTATTATACAATTCTGTTATGCAGAAACTCAATTGAGCATTCTATTAGAACTGTAAATTTCAAAGATGAATCTCATATGACAAATTATGTTTTTAAGATAATTGAAGGCAAACTTAATGATGTCTACATTAGAATGAAGAATGCTAAAAGCAATGAATTAAAAACACAAGTTGATGATGTTATTCCTATAAAAAAAGGCAGCGAGAATTATCGTGTAAGCGAAAAAAGTGAAACAAATAAATTTAATGATTTGTGGTAAGGAGTATAAAATGAAAGATAGATTTTTGATTGAAACACCTATGACAGTCGAAGCAGCAAAAGAACTTATTGATTATTTTAATCTTGTCAATAAAACGGTTAGAGGATTTATGGCTTGGATAGAAGGCACAGATTTGGGCAAATCACCTGATGCTTATAACAATATTGGTATGAGAATTAATGGTAAAGTGTTCAAGACTTCTGAATTGGAATTCATCAATAAAAAAAATGGTTTCCACTTTTTTATTGATGAAGATGGACTTCCTTGTATTTTAGCATCGCATCTTCGTACCAAAGATGCGACAACATACCCAGAAAAAAAAAATGAAGAAACTGAAATAAATGAAAATGAAGTTGCTCAGAATTTCGTGAATGATTTTGAAGACACTTTAAGTGAGCATATCAACAGACTTCTCGGTGATTATAAAGAGATTGAAGATTCCGCGAGATCGACTGTTAAAGATTTCTGTGAGGGAATCTCAAAAAAAGAAACAAAGGAAGAAGATAAAGATTTAACTTCTGATGTAAAGTGCAACAGCGTAGTTCATCCAAATCATTATAATTCTGGAAAATACGAATGTATTGAAGTGATGAAAGAAGTATTCGGAGATGAAGCTGTAAAACTGTTTTGTGCGATGAATGCCTTTAAGTATCTCTGGCGATACAGCAAGAAGAACGGTGAAGAAGATGTTGCGAAGGCTTGTAATTATTTGAAGATTAGATCCGGTTTGAATAAAACAGAAGAATAAAGAGGTACGAGTATGGGCGAGAAAAAAGAATTGACATTGCTTCAAAAACAACAGGTTGAAACAATGAAAAAAATTTTAGAATATAAGCTTCCGGCAGAAGCAAATGTTGTAAGCATTATATTTAAATCTCCCTCTGTACTAATTGAAACTTTTGTAGAATTAAAAGAAGATGATTTTCATAATAAATGTTGGAAAGCATTTTTTCAAATTGCATATAATCTTTTGATTTCAGAAAAGAAAAGAGTACTTGATGAAATTACAATCGGATTATATTTAGACAACCATCCTAATTTAAAGAAGATATATGAAGAATTTGGTGGTTATGAAACTGTTGAGAATTCAAAGAAGTATGTAAAGGTAGAGAACTTTGAAGGTTATGTTTCAGATTTAAAAAAATGGAAATGCATTTTAAGTCTTTGTAAATATGGATTCCCTGTTCATGATAGACTGCAAGAATTTATTCAGATGTCAGCAGAAGATATTTACAATGAGTATCAGGTTTATTTAAATCATACTTTTGTAAATATTGATAACGATATTAAATCATATGATATTTGCGATGGCATCTATGATTTAATAGAAGATTTGGATAAAGGATTAGCTGTAGGACTTCCCTATTATGATATGCCAATGCTGACTGCCGAAACTGGCGGTCAGTGTCTTGGCACAATTACATTACTTGGTGGGATTTCAAATGTTGGTAAAAGTACCATTGCGAGAAGCGTTACAATTCCATCTATTATAAAGTATGATGAAAAAGTTGTAATTATGATAAATGAAGATTCTTTTCAAAAATGGCAAAGAGAAATGCTTGTCTGGGTATGCAATAACATTATCAACTACAATGTTCAAAAGCATGTTGTGAGAGACGGAAATTATACAGATGAAGTAAAGTCGCATTTGTATAAAGCTGCACAGTGGTTGCAAGAGAAGACGAAGAATCATACAATTACAGTTATTCCCTTTACACAGTATAAAACAAGTAATGCAATTAAAGAAATTCGGAAATACGCATCAATGGGTGTTAAGTACTTCATTCTTGATACATTCAAGTTGGATGCAGGGAAAGTGACAAATAATTCATGGACAGAAATGCAACAAAATATGGTTGCTATAAAAGACACCATAAAAGCCGAATCTCTTAATGTGCATATTCTTATTACTTTTCAGCTTGAAAAAGGAAGTAGCACAATGAGATATTATACTCAAAATAATATCGGTATCGCAAAAAACATTGTTGATGTTGCGTCTACTTGCATCATGGTGCGAGATATGTTTGAGGATGAATATACTGGCTCTGAATCAAAGAAAGAAATAAAAGCGTATCGTTTGGAAGGCGAAAATAAAAGAACAAAGGTTATGGTAAAGCTTGAAAAGCCTGATAGATTTCAGATTTTTTTTATCGTAAAAAACCAAGAAGGTGCTGCAAATTCTTATCAGATTGTAGCGAAGCATGATAAAAGCAGAAATATTATACAAGAGGTAGGGATTACAAATGTAAGACCAGACTGGTAATGGCGGTGTAGTATTGATGGATGTCAATAGACTAAAAAGATATATTTATGAAAATAATTTAATTCAAGTAATTCTCGAAAAACTTGGATGCAAAGATATTATTTATCATAAAGAAAAAGAATACTATTCTGCATCGCACCCAGATGGGGATAACAAGCAAGGGGTCAATATAAAAAATTCTATTAGATTATCATATAGAAGTTTTTCCAGAAATATTTCTTATGATGATGGAAAAGATTTAATCAGTCTTGTTGAGATAACGAATGATTGCACTTTTCCGGAAGCATTAGATTATTTATGTTGTTCTCTTAGAATTGCAAAAGCAAAATTTCGTTCAAGTTTAATAAATAAATCAGATCCTCTCGACATATTCAAAAGAATAAGTTTTAAAAATAATGATGATAACCTTCAATATGAAGTGTTGGGTGAAGATTTGATTGATGACCCTGTTGTTCATATAGACTGGTTAACAGAAGGAATCATTTTTTCTACTGCAAAAAAATTTGAATTATCATTTGATGCTGATAAAAATAGAATTATGATTCCGTTTCGTCATTGGTTGACAGGTGAATTGCTTGGATTCACATCAAGGACTACCATTCGAGATTATAAAATTCTCGGTATAAAAAAATACTATATAACTCCTACTTATAAAAAAAATATAAACCTATACGGGCTTTATCAAAATTATGATTATATTATAAAGTTTGGATATTGTGTTATTTTCGAGTCTGAAAAAAGTGTTTTAAAAAGAGATAGCCTTCTTGATAACACTTGTGTTGCTTTATCGGGGCACATGATTTCAACTGAACAGGTTCGTATTCTTCTTGGGCTTAATGTCGATATTATTGTAGCAATGGACAAAGATGTTTCTGAACAGGAAGTGTGGAGTATATGCGAAAAGTTTTATCCTATTAGGAATGTTTATTATATAAAAGATTCTTATGAAATTTTGGAAGATAAGGATAGTCCGGCTGATGCTAAAAACAAAGACTATTGTTTCTTTTTTAAAAATAAGATTAGATATGATAATGAAGTTCATTTAAAATATAAGGAAGGTTTGAAATAATATTGTCAAATGATAAGTCGAGAGAAGAGGTTTTAATTTTTGTAATAGAAGGGATTCAATGTCGGTATATTATTCCTGCCGTACAGGAACCTTTAGTAATTGAAATGATGGAATCTTATTGTAGGGATTCATTAGAAGAGTTTTATAATAAGTATAAAAATAAAATTCATTTACTTAAATCGGAAGCACGTACGTTTTTCGGAGATACTTGCAAAGAACTAATAGAAAAGGAGAATCGAAAATGAAAGATATTGAAGATAGAATTAAGGAATTAGAATATGAGTTAAAAGAATTACGAGAAAAAATGGAAGAACAAAAAGAGTATGGAGAGCCGAAGCCGTGGAAGCCAGAGATTGAAGAAGGATACTTTTATATCGGTAACACTCTTGGAATTGGAGAGTATTTTAATGGGGGTGATTATATAGATGATAAACTTATTACAGCAGGCAACTGTTTCCGCACGAAAGAACGTGCCGAACAAGTTGCAAGGAAAATGCGGTTATTGTTACGACTGGAGCAACTGCATGATATGCTCTGTCCGGATTATGTGCCGGACTGGAATAATGATGGCGAATTGAAATTTTGTTTAGGTTATGATCATGCTGATGATTGTTGGCTTGTGGACGACTTTAATGTCACCCAATATCCAACTGTATATTTTGACACCGAAGAAAACGCCGAAAAAGCAGCGGAAATCCTAAACGGAGAATTGAAGAGGAACAAGAAATGATACCATATCCTTTGCTAACAAGCAGATTGATTCAAGAAAGGAATTTTAGAATGAGAAAGAATATGGATGATCCAGAGGAAGAAATTGAAAAAATAAGGCAAGAATTAGAAGCGAAGATTTCGATTCTTCAAGATAAACTAAGAATGCAGAAAGCACAGATAGATTATTTTATAAAAGACGGAGATGAAGTTTATTGCATATCTCCTGAGTTGGATGTTGTTGCATTTACTTTTGATGAAGATGATAAAAGTGATATGAAAATTCTTTCTATTGGTAATTGTTTTAAAACAAGAGAACGAGCTGAATATGTTGCAGATAAAATAAAATTTCTATTGAGATTGGAATTTTTACACGATAAATATTGCCCTGGATTTTTAAACGAGCAGGATTATAAAAAATCTTTTTCAATATTTCGAGATTCCGAAGAGCAAAAGTATCAAGCATTTAAAAGTGTTGGTGTTTATTTTGGTGACGAAGAAGTGATTAAAAAAGTAGAAGAAGAATTAAAAAATAATCCGCAATTATAAATAATATTCACACGAAGGAATGATTACGTATGGTTAAACTTGAAAACGATTGCTCTTGTTGTGAAAGATGTGGTAACTGTGGTTTAAGAAAGCAACCGCATCTTTATTGTGATTCATGTGGAAACGAAACCGACACCTTGTTTAAATTGCAGTGTGTCGAAACAGAGTATCTTTGTGATGATTGTCTGCAAGAATACATTCAGAATATTGTGCAGACATTTACTATAAAGGACTTTGTAGAAGAAGATGAATCAGATTATTAACAAGAAAGGAACTTTATGTCACGTCTAACACAAAGCCAATTAAACGCCCTTATGAAAAAAGAGGGTTGTGATAGAATTTGGAGCTGGAGCAAAATCAACACATTTATGATTTCTCCATATGAGTATTATCTAAAATATATTTTAAAAGAAAAAGAAGATAGAAAAGATTGTATATATGCTACTACTGGTGGTATCGCACATGACATCTTAGAAAAGTATTATACTAAGCAAATTGAATATAAAGACATGATTAGTTTGTTTCAAGAAAACTGGACTGCTGCATTTGATATAATGGAAATGAAATTTGATAGAAATGATGAAAAGAAAAATCTTTCTATCGCAAATCATTACAAATATGATTTGCAGCATTTTTTTACTTTTCATAGTTCGCTTAAACACAAACCAATGATAGAGCAGTTTGTAAAAATCAATTTAGACGGTATTCTAATTCAAGGATATATTGATGCCTGTATGAAAGATGATGACGATAATTATACAATTCTTGATTGGAAAACGAGTAGTAAATACAGCGTTAAAACAGCAGATGAAAAAGCAGGACAGCTTGTGATATATGCATTAGGATTACATAAAGCAGGAATCCCAATTGAAAAAATAAATATTTGTTGGAATTTTCTAAAGTATGTAGATGTAGAATACACTCAAAAAAACGGTAAAACAAAAACGAGAACTGTTGAGAGATATAAAATCGGCGATGCTTTACAAAGCAATGCGAAGATGTGGCTTTCTCATTATGGTTACGAACCGGATGAATACTTAAAAGAATTGCTGGATTCTAACTCTATTGATAATCTACCAGAGCCAGTAAAAGAAAAATATAAAATTACAGATTGTTTTGTTTATGTTCCGCTTACTAATTCTTTGATTCAAAGCTGGGTTGATAAGGTAAAAAACACAGTAACAGATATTGAATTAAGAGAAGCAGATTATGAAAAATATAAAAGTGATAAATCATTCTGGGATTCTCCGGAACAAGTAGAAAAGGAAAGTTATTATTTTTCTACGTTATGTGGATATAGCAGGAAACTACACAAACCTTTTGACGAATATTGTAGTAAAATTGAAAAGCGAAAAAAAGATTCTGAAATTAGAATTATTGGCAATACAAATCTCAGCGAAGATTTAAGTTGGCTTAACGAAATTTAAGGAGTAATTTTATGGAAAAGAGATATGAGAACTATCATAAGCATACATATTGGTCTAATGTAAGGACAACAGATTGCGTTGTAAGCATTGAAGAATATATGCAAAGAGCCGTTTCTCTTGGACATAAAATTTATTTTACGACAGAACACGGATGGCAAGGAAACATTCCATTGTCTTTCACTCTGTGTCAGAAATACGGATTAAAATGTGTTTATGGAGTCGAAGCGTATTATGTAGATGATATACAAGATAAAAGCGAAAGAACGTCATACCATTTGATGCTGGTTGCATTAAACAAGTCAGGACAGTTACAATTAAATAAGATTTTATCTATTGCTAACAAAGATGGATTTTATTATAAACCGAGAATCGATCTTAATCTTTTACTTTCTTTGAATCCAAATGATGTTATTGTAACTTCCGCTTGTATACAAAGTAGATTGTTTAAATCTGGATGGAAAGAAAAATTTTTCATCCCTGTCTGGAATCATTTCAAGAATCATTTTTTGTTAGAAGTTCAGAATCATAATGTAGAAGCTCAAAAAAAACATAACAGAAAGATTCTCGAATTGAAGAAAGAATATCCTATACAATTAATACACGGGAATGATAGCCATTATATTTTTCAAGAAGATTCTAAATACAGAGATATTTATCTAAAGAATAAGGGAATTAATTATTCAGAAGAAGATAGCTTTATTTTGGATTATCCAACATATGATAAAATTGTTGAAAGATATAAAACACAAGGCGTTTTAAGCGAACGAGAGATACAAGAAGCTTTAGATAATACCTTGGTTTTTGATAATGCGGAAGGCATTTGTTTGGACAAGCAGTTTAAAATGCCGGATATAAATTATTCTTTTCTATCAGAAATGATGGGTAAGAAATATACAAGTAGCGACAGCGATTCTAAAATAATGAGAGATATTATTAGAAAAGAATGGAATAGAGAAAAGAAAAATATTCAACAAAACAAAATAAAAGAATACGAAACTGCTATCTATTATGAAATGGATATTGTAAAAAAATGCAAAATGGAAAAATATTTTGTAATAGATTACATGATAGTAAAACATGCGGTTAATGATTATGGGGCTGTTATCACAAGAAGTGGAAGAGGGAGTGCTGTTTCTTTCTATATAAACCATCTATTAGGACTGACAGAAGTAGACAGATTAAAGTCCCCTATCACCTTATATCCAACACGCTTTATGAGTGCAGAAAGAATTTTGAAAACATGTTCTTTACCAGACATCGATCAAAACTATGCAGATGTAACGCCTGTAATACAGGCATCTAAAGATATTTTAGGCGAAGACGGGATTTATTATATGGTATCTTATAAGCCGTTACAGAAGGCTTCTGCCTTTAGAGCGTGGTGTAAAGGAATTGGTCTTAACATTAAAGAGTATGATGATATAGCTAAAAATATAGAATCATATACTGACGATCCAATGTGGGGCAACGTAATCAAAGATAGTGAACGATTTGTAGGAGTGATTGATTCTATTGCACCATCTCCATGCAGTTTCCTACTTTTATCAAATCCTATTTCAGAAGAGATGGGGCTGTTGAAGGTAGGAAACGAAATATGTTGTTGTCTTGATGGGTATTATTGTGATGTTTATAAATATCTAAAGAATGATTTTCTTACAGTTTCTGTTTATTCTATTATAGACAAAGTTTACAAAGAAATAAACCAACCGATTGATTCAATTGAATCTTTACTTTCTAAATGTGATGAATCGGTTTGGGATATTTATAAGAATGCTTTAACGACAACAATCAATCAATGTGATTCTGATTTTGCCAAGTCAACTCTAAAACGCTATCAACCAAAATCATTATCTGAATTATCTGCTTGGGTTGCTGCAATTAGACCTGGGTTCGCATCGTTGCTAAATAATTTTTTAGACAGGAAACCATACAGTACTGGGGTAGAGGAACTTGATGATATTCTTAAAGATTCATTCCATTACTTGATGTATCAGGAATCCATCATGAAATATTTGGTTTGGCTTGGCATAGAAGAAAAAGAAACGTATGATATTATAAAAAAGATTTCAAAAAAGAAATTCAAGGAAGAAGAACTGAATGAACTAAGAGAAAAATTAAAAGCTGGCTGGATTAAGAAAATACACAAAGAAGACGGCTTCAATGAAACTTGGACTGTTGTACAGGACGCAGCAAGATATAGTTTTAATGCATCTCATTCTTTGTGTGTTGCTATTGATAGCTTATATGGAGCTTATTTAAAATCTCACTATCCATTAGAATACTTTTCAACAGTTCTTTCTTTTTATTCAGAAGATACAGAAAAAACAGCAAAACTTATAGAAGAGCTTCCCTATTTCGGAATCAAATTGAAACCAATTCAATTCGGCAAATCTAAGACAGATTATTCCTATGATAAAAATACAAACGAAATTTATAAGGGGATCTATTCTGTTAAGTACTGCAACGCTAAAATAGCAGATGAACTTTTAGGGGTATCGAGAAAAAATCCAAAAGACTTTATCAAACTGCTTTCTATGTTAAAAGAAACGTCTGTAACATCTAAGCAAATCGAAATTCTAATAAAACTCAATTTCTTTTCCGCATTCGGCAAGAACCAATACTTACTTTCTGTTTTTGATGTTTATAATGAATTTAATAATCGTTCTATTATTCAAAAAAAGAAGTTAAAAAATTATAATGAAAAGTATGGTATTATAGAAGATGACGTAAAGAAATTTTCAAAAAAAGAATCTCCTACTCAATACAGAAATATAGATAATGTAGGTCTAATGAATTTTATTATCTGTAATTTCAGCAATGACAATCTTACAGCAAAAGAACAGATTGAGGCTGATTATGAATACTTAGAGTATACGGACTACAAAAATAACGAAATAAATAATTTCATTTATATCGTAGTCGAATTCAAAACTTATAAGGACACTTCAAAACCTTATTTGAAATTAAGAAATTTAAATTCAGGAAACGAAATCAAATGCAGGATAAAAAATGGAGAACTATACAATGGAAGAAAATTTAAAAGATTTTCCATTTTAAAAATTGATGGATTCTGTTTTGATTTTAAGAAAACTCTTAAAGATGGAAAATGGATTACATCAAATGAAAGAGAATGTATACTTGATAGCTATGAACTGATAGAAAGGTAATACCATGAATTTTAAAGCAGAAGTTGTGAAAGAAGTTTGGAATAGTGATAATTTTAAAGTTTATGCTGTGAATGTTACTTCATGTGCAGAAGAGGTGGAAACTAATAAGTACGGGAATGTAAGCATTTCTGGAAACATCCCTGATTTAATTATTGGCGAAGAGTACGAATTTTCAGGAGAAGAAAAGAAAACAAAATATGGAATCGGATATGACATCCAAAATGTAAAAAGAAAGAAACCGACTACGAAACTCGATGCTTCTGTTTTCTTATCTGAAATCTTAACACAAAGACAAACGAATTCCTTATTGTCTGCTTACCCAAATATAATCGACATGATTATGGATGGCGAAGATGATAAGATTGATTTCTCTAAATTAAATGGAATTAAAGAAAAATCTTTCCAGAAAATAAAAGATAAAGTAATTGATAATTTTTGTTTGGCAGAATTTGTTTCTGAATTCGATGGACTTATTACTATAGCTACCGCAAGAAAACTTTATGAGAAATACAAATCCATCGAAATGATGAATAAGAAGTTTTTATCCGAGCCGTATAAAACTTTATGCGAAGTTAGTGGAATCGGTTTCAAGAAGGCAGACAGTATCCTGCTTTCTATAGATAAATCATCAAAACAAAAAATAAAAAAAAGTCAGCCTGTCACTATTAAATTTGACTTTGATTTGAAGGCAAGTAAAGAAAGATGTTTGGCTTATATTGTTTATGCTCTTACTCAGAATGAATCAGAAGGGAATACAAAAATGAATCTCGCTGATTTACGAACTGATTGCTTAAAAAATGTTCCAGAAACAATTAGTTACTTTGAAGAAGCGATTAAAGATAAATCTGTATTTTATGAAACTGATTCAATGACAGTATCCAGAACCACCACACATAATACGGAGAAATATATTTCTAATGTTATCAGAAATGCATTTAACAATAATCAGTATAAATGGAAAGTAAATGAAGATGATTACAAAGAGATAGATGGGTTTGTTCTTACAAATGAACAAACCAAAATTATTTCTACTGTATGCCAATTCCCAATTTCTATCTTAAACGGAAGTGCTGGTACAGGTAAAACATCATCTACTTTAGTTCTCATAGAGATGTTGAATGACGGACATAAAGCATTTAAGCTTATGTCCCCTACTGGCAAAGCAGCCAAAAGATTATCTGAATGCACCAAAGAAAGAGCAACAACGCTGCATAGAGGGTTAGGTTACAGATCACCAGACGAATGGGCATACAACGAAGAAGAAAAATTTGACTGTGATATTATTATCATTGATGAATTTAGTATGGTAGACATTTGGATGTTCAAAAGAGTCTTGTCTGCAATTGATTTTAATAAAACGAAACTTCTTTTAATTGGTGACGATGCACAGTTACCATCTATTGGTGCAGGCAACATATTACATGATTTGATTAATTCCAAATTCATCCCTACTGTTACTCTCACTAAAATTTTCCGATATGGAGAAGGCGGTCTTATGAGAGTTGCAGATGATGTGAAGAATACAAAACAATATCTAAGTAAAGACTACCAAGGGAATGTAATTGCATTCGGCGAAAATAAAGATTATATTTTTATCAAAGCCACTCCTGGTTTAATGAAAGACAAGATAGTAAATCTCTATGGTAAATTGTTAGAAAAAGGTTATTCTCTGCATGACATACAAGTTCTTACCGCCAAGAATGTAGGAGATTGTGGAACAATTGCCTTGAACAAAGAAATTCAAAAAATTGCAAATAAAAATTATGGCTGCATCCACAACATTAAAATTGGCGAATCTGTTTATTATGTTGGTGATTCTGTTATTCAAAAAATCAATAACTATAAAGCAACTATTGTCAATTGCAATACCGACACTGATTCAGAAGATACCTGTTTGATTGCTAACGGTGAAACAGGAACGATAAAAAAGATTGATGGTTCTGATGTGTATATTGATTTCGATGGAGTTTTGATTAAATATACACGAGATGAAATGAGTATGGTTGGTTTAGGCTATGCAATTTCTATCCACAAAAGCCAAGGAAGTGGTTTTAAAATAGTAATTTTATGCAGCCCTAAAAGAGATATTTACATGATGAACAGCAACCTTCTGTATGTTGGAATAACAAGAACAATAGAAAAATGCTATCATGTAGGTTCTATTGCAGCAGTAAATATGGCTGTAAAAAAGAAAGAAAATTTTAAAAGAGATACCTATTTAAAAGATTTTTTAATCAAATAACTTCCTACTTTTACTCTCTAAAACGTATAATTTAACAGCACGAGCAGATTGCCGCTTGTGCTGTTATTTTTTTTATTATGGAGAGTGATACGAGTGTACAAGGAAGTTGTTAAACGGGACGGGCGTGTAGTTCCATTTGATCAACGAAAAATCGAGGATGCTATCACGCAGGCATGGAATCAGATTGGTTATCCTGATTTCGATAGGGTTGCAGATTTATCTGTGCTTGTCGGAGATCAAGTATCTGGTAGAACAAGCGTAAGAGAAATTGAGAATACTGTAATGAGCATTCTGTTCCAGCATGTACCAGATGTAGCAAGAGAATATTGCTCATATAAAATGGAAAGAGAAAGAGCAAGAAAACATCCGAATGAAATCGAAAAAGTTCTTCTTAATAAATCGGATATTTCTCAGGAAAACGCAAATAAAGATACTACTCGTGCACATATTATGAGTGCATACCTTGCTGAAATCCCGTCTAAACAAGCCATGAGGGACGCTTTGCCTAAAGATTGCTTGGAAGCACACGATGCAAATATCGTTTATTTTCACGATATGGCTTATTCGATTAGACCGATTGAAAATTGTAGATTGCTTGATTTAGACTGTTTATTACAAAATGGTTTTGAATTAAATGGTGTTTGGATTGAAAAGCCAAAAAGTTTTTTGACTGCTTGTACAGTTGCAACCCAAGTACTTACACATGTTACAGGGAGCAGTTATGGTGGCTGTACTATTAACCTGTTACATCTTGCTAAGTTTGTTGACGTTAGCAGACAAAAAATTAGAAAAGAAGAAAAAAAGAAACTCGACAGAATTCTTGATAATATTTTAGGTAAAAAAATTTTAGGCAAAAAAAGTCTTCCTTACGAAGAAGTTTTAAACAAAAACGTAAATGAAAGATTGCAGAAAGAAATTAGCCAAGGCATTCAAACTTTCACTTATCAGAATCAAACATTATGTAGTGGAATTGGACAAGCTGTATTTTTAACCGTATCCGTCTATTTAAATGAAGATAAAGAAAATGTCAATGATTTAATTTTAGTCTTTAAAGAAATGCTAAAGCAACGAATTCAAGGAGTAAAAACAAAAGATGGGACTTATGAAAATTTAAACTTTCCAAAAATCCTTTACTTCCTTGATGAAGATACGATGAAAGGTGGAAAGTACTACGATATAACAGTACTCTGTGCTGAATGCTCTGCTAAAAGACTTGTCCCTGATTATATGAGTGTTAAAAAACACATGGAAATAAAAGGTGTTGTAACCCCAAGCATAAACAAAATCTGTGCCTAATATTTGTGAAAATATTAGAAAACCTATTTAAACGGAGAAAGTCTTTAATATGGCTCGATGTTAAAGATGACTTACCGTGCTAAATTAATCTATAAACTATTATTAAAGGATATAAAATGTGGAAAGACATTATTGGCTGGGAAAAATATTATGAAATAAGCGATGAAGGTAAAGTACGTAACAAGCTAACGCGTCATATCAAAGTGGCAGATAGAAACAATTGTGGGTATCATAGAGTTACGCTTTATAATAAAAATAATTATCCAAAAAAGCAAAGATTTTTTGTACATAGATTGGTAGCTATCCATTTTATAAATAATCCTAATAATTTAGAACAAATAAATCATATTGATTCAGACAAAAATAACAATTGTGTTTCAAATCTTGAATGGTGTTCTGCAAGGGAAAATACAACAAAATCTTTCATAGAAGGAAATGCGAACAAAAGGTACAGACCATTCAAATGTATTTTCGAGGATGGAACTGAATTGAAATGTAATACAACTACCGAATTGATAGATTACATACCAGTTTTAACAAAATCTATTGTTTTAAGTTGGTTTAATTCAGGTTGCTTGTCTTACAAAAAATATGGAATAAAAAATGTTTATAGATTATAAAAGCCTAACGACTATCTGCGATGAATGTAGCAGAGTAAATTCATAAGCTGATGATGAATTGAAAAAATAGGCAACTTATTTTTTTAAGTTGGTGATATAGTCTAATCTATATAGTAATATATAGCAGTTCATAAGAGAACGGCATAGCTTTGCGAACTATGCGAATATAAATGGGGTTGTAGAGCACTTCTTTCTCCGTGGAGAAATCCGAAAACAGGAGAACTGCAAACATGGGGACGTGCTAATATTGGAGTACAATCTTTAAACTTACCGTATATTGCAATGTTAGATAATCCAGATCGTTCAATTGATAAGTTTTTTGAAAACTTAGATAAGTATCTTCAAATAGCTTATCAAGATATGTTGTGGCGTATTAACCACGTATCTAAAATAAAAGCAAAATCTTGTCCTGTATTATGGGTGTATGGTGGTGTTGCGAAATTAGATCCGGAAGATACCTTGTATGATTTGGTTCATGGGGGGTTTTATACTTGTACGCTTGGTTACATGGGGCTTTATGAATGCATAAAATATTTAACTGGACACGGACATTGGGAAGAAGAAAATGGAGCAAAGAATTTAGCGAATAAAATTCTTGATTATCTCAATAAGCAGAATAAAGAATTTGGAAATGAAGTTAATGTTTCTATTGCTTTGTATGGCACTCCTGGGGAAGTATTGACTGATAAATTCGCAAAAGCTTGCGTAGAAAAATTCGGGCATGTTGGTGATGGGACTGTTCGTGATTATCTTACAAATAGTTATCATATTCCAGTATTTAAAAATACGAATGCTTTTGATAAACTTTCGATTGAAGCTGAGTTCAGCGATAAAACAGCAGGCGGAAGCATAAGCTACGTAGAACTTCCTAATATGTCTAATAATATTGAAGCAGTTCTTGAACTAATAGAACATATTGGAGATACTTGTTTGTACGCAGAGTTAAATTCCGAAATTTCTACTTGTGGAAAATGCGGATTTAATGGTTATGATTTTCCTAAAGTTTTTGCAGAAGACGGAACTATCAGATGGAAATGTCCGAGATGTGGAGAAACAGATCCTGAAATCGTACATACAAGTTATAGAATCTGTGGTTACATTAGTAACTATACACCAAATCAAGGAAGAAGTCAAGACATAAAAAACAGAGTAAAGCATTTGAATTTGGAGGAAAGTTAAATGCATTATGGTAAAATAATTTATTATGATACCGCCAATGCAAGAGGTCTTTCTACTGTACTGTTTGTTTCTGGTTGTGACAATCATTGTGAGGGTTGTCACAACCAACAAACGTGGGATTTTAATTACGGAAAAGAATATACAGAAGAAACTGAAAGTAAGATTTTAAACTCGTTAAAAAGTCATTATGTAGAAAACCTTATTATAACAGGTGGTGAGCCTTTCCATAAAGATAATATTGAAACAGTTTTAAATCTTTGCAAAAATGTAAATTCTTTTTATAACGTATTTTCTCATAATAAGAATATAATCATTTATACTGGATATAAAATAAGAATGTATTCTGTTATGTGTGGAGATATGATATACGTAGACCGAATTAACGATTCTTTCAGGTTAGAAAAAGCACCCTTTGATTATATTATTGATGGAAAGTATGACAAGAATTTAAAAACGAATTCTATTGATTATAGAGGTAGCACCAATCAGAGATGCTATCAAATAAATGAGTTTCAAAAATACCTTTACTGTAGAGACGTTACAAATCAGTATTTTAAGGAAGAATTAAATGAATTTTAATATAACATTAGATAAAACATGTTTTGAATCTGCAAAACAAGAATGGATTCGTTTGCTCTATTTGGCATCAAACCAAACAGGTAAAAGGAAGGCAAAAACTGAAAATCAAATGGCAGAATTAGCTCATAAAATTTTTATGATGCAGTGGTTCTATTTCTTTCGCGAGAGAAAAGAAAGGATGTTAAATAATGAAGTTTGAGAAAGTTAGTTTTGATGAATTTTTTAATGCACAGAAGAAAGCATTCGCAGCTAATTGCAGTCTTGATGCAATTCTTGAATTTGCTAAGAAAACTGGCGATGAAGAAAAGTTTACGCAAGAAGCATTGAATGCTTCGATTGAAAGAATCACAAACAGTCCAGGCTTTAAAAGAGAAATTAAAAATCTCTACGATAAAATTAAGCTTCCAAGAAGAGGGACTATGTATTCCGCTGGATACGATTTTTATTTTTCTTGCATGAGTACTCCTGTTCCTCCCAACTCTGAAATGTTGATTCCAACAGGCATTAGAGTTAAACTTGATGATGATAAAGTTCTCATGATGTATCCTCGTAGTAGTTTCGGTACAAAGTATGGATTTGTTCCATGTAATCTTACAGGCATCATTGATGCTGATTATTATAATTCAAATAACGAAGGGCATATTATGATGAAGATGAAAAATGGTAATACTCCATTTACATTGGAAACCGGAACTGCATTCTGCCAAGGAATCATTTTGAATTACTTTAAGACAGAAGATGATGAAGTAACGAAAATAAGAAATGGTGGATTCGGGTCTACTACAAAGTAAGGGAAAACATGAAACTTAAATCTATAAAATTACGAAATTTTCGTTTCTTTAAAAATTTACAATTAGATTTTCACAAACAGCTTACAGTAATTTCTGGAGGATGTGCAAGTGGTAAATCTACGGTTTTAGATGCTGTGGCAATTTCTGCTGGAATTTTCCCATCATCTTTTGACGGAATGAGTAATTATGAAATAAAAAAAGAAGATGTAAGGTTTGTAACAACAAAAGAAAGAGGAATTAAGGTTATAGTTAATGCATTTGGCGGCTCTCTAAACGTAAATCACATATATCCCGTAGTGTTATCATCGGCTGGAATTATCGACAACCAAGAAGTACTCGATAATCAACTATCACATTGGGAGCAAAAGTTGACAGGATCTTCTAATGCTTGTACAATTGTATCTGCAAAAGAAATTATTTCAGTAGCGGATGAATATCAAAGAAGAATCATTGAAAGAAGAATCATTGAGGGAGATACAACAGTAACACTTCCTCTGATCGCTTATTATAATTCAGAACGTACTTGGCTTCCCTATTGCAAAAAAAGATTTCTTTCTGAAAACTTCGAGAATAAACGGATACATTGATTGTATGAATAATGTAACAAATAATAAATTAATGATAAATTGGTTTAAAAGAGAAACATTGAAACAACTTCAAAAGAAAAGTAATAACGGTTCTTTTAAAGTTGTTATTAAAATTATAGAGAAATGCTTCTCTATTCTTACTAAAACTAAAAATGTAACCGTGTCTTATAATTTTGATAATATCGATCTTGATATTCAATACAGATACCGCTCCAAAAATATTATTTCTTCATTAAGCAGGATAAATGATGGATATAAATATGCTATTGGTCTTATTGCAAACATCGCTTATCGTATGGCTGAACTTAACCCTCAGCTAAGAAATAAAGTTCTTTATACTCCTGGTATTGTGATTATCGATGCAATTGAACTTCATTTAGACGTGGATTTACAAATGAATATTCTTAAAATTCTAACAGATACTTTCCCTAACATCCAATTTATTATATCGACCTTTTCTCCACTTGTTATCGGTAGTATAGAAAGTGAAAATTTAATTATTCTGAGAAAATAGGAAGGTAATTGAGGTTTAATATGGCTACAAAAAATAAGGGGAGAATCACCCTTCAAAAACTGCTGTGGTGTAAGATAAGATATTATCAAATGTTACACAATATAACAGATGACACTTTAGCCACAACGCTTGAGGTAAACAGACGAACTCTAACAACTTATGACAAAGATTCTGGGAACATAACTCTCGCTAAAGTAGACAAATTTCTTTTTGTAAACAGAATTACCTTAGAGGAATTATTAAAATAATTCCTTGACAATAGTAAAAAAATAGGGTACAATATAAACGAACTAATCGTCATATTGTACCCTATTCAATTAAGGGGTGCTTTATGAAAGCAAAACAATTACCATCTGGCAATTACCGTGTTCAGGTGGTTGCTGGTTATGATGAAAACGGTAAGCGTATTGTTAAATCGTTTACCGCCGAAAAAGAATGGCAAGCATTAAAGAAAGCGTCTGACTTTCTTGAATCAAAAAATAACGAAATAGATTTATCAATCACATTGAGAACCGCCGTTACAAAATGCATTGAATCCAAAAGAAATCTTATCGAAGAAACAACTTTATTGTTTTATCATAAAGTTCTTAGAAACAGATTTCAAAACCTTATGGGTGTTAAATTAGAAGACTTAAATATTCTCATAATTCAGCAGGAGATAAACAGAGAGAGTGAGTATTTAAGTCCTATAACAGTAAGAAATTCTTATGAGGTTATTCGCTCTGCCTTATTGATGTATGATGTAGACATCAATTTAAAAAGAATAAAACTTCCTAAAATGAAGAAAAATGAAAAAACCTTACCTTCATTTGAAACAGTATTTAAAGCTGTTAAAGGTACGTCCGTAGAACTTCCAGTTCTTCTTGCATGCTGGTTATCGTTAAGAAGAGGCGAAGTTCTTGGATTGAAATTTAAGGATGTTGATTTTGAGTCTAAAATTATTCACGTGAGAAGAACAGTGATAAAAACAGAAGAAGGTAAAAAAATCAGAGAAGGATGTAAAACAGAAAATAGTAAAAGAATTCTTCAATTGCCAACGTATATTCTGAATTTAATAAATGAAGTGCCGCACGAAGATGAAGATTCTTTTATCGTCAAATATACAGAGCAGGGTTTATACACAAAGTTTAAATCAGTAACGAGAAAGAATGGAATTGAAATGACTTTTCATGATTTAAGAAAACTGAATGCTTCTGTTATGTTGATGCTTGGTATACCTGACAAATATGCCATGGAGCGTGGTGGATGGTCTACAAACACCATATTAAAATCCGTATATCAAAAGACCTTTACATCTGAAAGAAGAAAAGTTGACAAAATCATTGATAGTTATTTCGATGAAATCATAGAAAACGATTCTACCGATAATCACACGAAATCACACGAATAATAAAAAACATCAGCAATATAGGGATATTTTTGATTTTGATTTATTTCAATCCACTCCCTCTATTCCAAAATTGTCATGTGACAGAAACGCCTATAATGCTAAAAATTCAGCGATATAGCTACTTTTTTTATTTTTAGTCATGTGATTTCAACTGCAAAATTGCAATTGAAACCGCATAAATGCAATTGGATTTTTCTGTTTGTCACACGAAAAATCACACAACGAATTGTAAAATATAAAATGCGTGGTAATGCGATCACTGTGTTTAAAATGAAGTTCGATTTTGTCACACGAATATGAACGTACAATATACGATTAGTTCACATATTTTATATATAACAAATCTCAAATCAAACGTTGAAATCTGTTATATGTAAAATAACGTAAAAAATAGGGGTAGTAAAATTACTACCCCTATGCACATTTTCTTTCGGCAATGCCTACACCGAGTCAAGGTTTCACTGTGCAAACCCCTCCTGCAAACTCAATCAAACAACGCTCTCGGTACGCCCTTTGACGTCATCGTTTTACAACCTGATTTATTCTGAATCTGTTGAATCGTCTTCCGCAGGCGGCTCTCCGTCCGGCGTAATCGTAACCGGCACGTCCTCTAAATCTTTTCCGCCGCCCAAAAACTCCTGCAACGACATCAAAACGCTATCATTTTCTCCGAGTTGCATGTCAGGCTGATAATCTGCATATTTTATGTACATAAGCTTAACCCTCCTTTGTAAGACCTGATACTGTCCATCCGTTTGCAACCAATGTTGCAACAGCATTATCGGATGCAGCCGTCCGTTTCATTCCGGTTGCTGTAAGCGTGCCTGATTTGACGCCACTTGCGGCAAAATTTATCAAATTTGCGTCCATGTCTGCTGCTGTGATGGATGTTTTGGATACTGTAAATGTTTTTGGGTATTTTGTCCCAGAGTAAACGCCTGTAATGCTTGAACAGCCGTTTAAGTTGAGCATGTTTGTAATCTTACCACCTAAATCGGATAAATCTCCTGTGATGCTTGAACAATTGTATAAGTTTAGCGTATTTGTAATTTTACCGCCTAAATCGGATAAATCCATCTTGTTTTTAGCATCGTTTTGGATTGATAAGGATGTAATACTGTCAAAATCCATGCAAATCAGCCCATTGTCTGATTTTACATCAAACGTGCAGCTACCCCCTTGCACTTGCTGCCCACCATACTGCCACGTGATGTTTGTACCATTTGCTGTTGCGGTAAATGTTCCTTTTCCATGCCGGAATTGGATGGTTTTCCGATTAAGTTGTGATTGCAATTTGGCTATCGTAGTAGTCAATGCAGAAACATCCACACCTTCCGTAGCGTTATTCACATAAATCTTACCATTCCAATCTATAGAAAAAGCGTTAGAACGATTGCTTTCATCTGTTCCATTGCCAATAATAAATGCATATTTAGAGTTAGAATCTTCTACGTTACTTTTTCCTTGAACGTGCTGAAAATCTCCAGATGCAACAGTATAAGATCCCTCTGCATGAGAAAAATTTCCAGATGCTGTAGTGTTAATTCCCTCTGCATGAGAATGGCTACCAGATGCCGTAGTGCTATCGCCCTCTGCATGAGAATAATTTCCAGATGCTGTAGTTTTCCATCCCTCTGCATGAGAATAATTTCCAGATGCTGTAGTAGCACCGCCTTCTGCATGAGAACTGTCACCAGATGCTGTATTAAAACCATAATTGTTAAATACTTCTCCGGTACTATTAGGAGAACTTGTGTCTTTCTTACCCACCAGTCCATCTTTAACAGCTTGGATTTCAGTAGAATATCCATCCCACGCAGTAATTTTATTGCTTGTAATTCCATCCAACACGTCTTTGTTAAGATGCGTATGAGCAGATTCTTTTACTTCCGCTATTTTATCTCCAACTGCTTTTGCATCAGCAGCTTGTCCGGATTCAGTCAATGTCTCATCAATTAAGATAGAATTCCCACCGCCAGTAGCCTTATAATCTTTTAGCAAAACCCACTGATTATTTCCATTTAATATGTACATCGTTCTATCAGAAATCACCGTAGCCTTTGAGCCGATAGAGCAGGTATCCAAATTTTTATATTTACCAATATCTTTATTAGTCGGCAAGTCTGCTATATCAGCTGCTGTATCACAAGTAAATTCAGAATAATTATAAGGATTACTTACTCCTCCGTATCTAATTCTTTCAATCAAGCAAATCACTCCTTGTCAGTTTTATTATCGTCATTTGATTTATTTTGAAGAATATCAATTGCACTCATTAAAGACTTTGGTAATTTGATTCCCATAAGTCCTGCATTTTCTACGATTGAAATTAATTCATTTACCATAAATGCAATACAAACAGCATCTCTAATGTAACTTACACCGAGAACCGTATCTAATTGCACTGAAATCATAACAAGCAAAAGAGTTGCAAATTTTCTACATAAACCAACCCAACAAGCATGAGATTCCAAACCGCCACCTTCGCTTTTGTTGGATTTTTTTGTCCACGCACAAACAAGACCTAAAACAAAATCAATAACCATGAAAAGAAGGAGTGCTTTAATGGAAGCATCCCAGCCACCAAAAAATCCAGCAGCAAAGCTTCCAAGCACCCCTAATACAGTACAAATAGTTTCTTTCATTTAATTTTCTTCCTTTTCCTTTTCTGGGATATAACTCTCAATTGCATTATTAATTTCCGACAAATCGTCTTCTGTAAGAACGCCTTTCTCATGCCACCCAGCAGCATTCAAAATAATCTGATAATCCGCCATTTTACCAACGGCATCTAAAAATCCTTTTTTAACAAATTCTCTAAGACTAAACATTATACGTTACCCCCTGTCGATAAAATTGCAGTAGTAGCAGCTGGCTGTGGCAAGACCTGCTGCCCATTTACAAATACCATGCCATTATTTGCATTCGTGTAAGGGAAATTACTTTCGTTACTCTGTGTAATCCGAACCATACTATTTGCACCGGAATAAATGCCTTTTGTAGTGCTATTGGTACAGCTGTAAATTTTTGCATCACCTTGTCCGGTTACATAAACAGCATACTGTGCATTGCCTTTAAATTCCGTACCAGAACAGCAAATGTTCGACATATCGGAGACACCAACTGCATTTTTAGAGTTGGCATTCACCACACAATCAGAAATTCGAACCGTTCCATTATACTGTGCAATGATTGCGGTTGTGGATGTGTTTGCAGTATTGCTGTCGGTGTTGTCAATGGTGACTTTGGACAGATGCAAAAATCCATTTTCACAGACAAAATTCCCTTGAATGGTTGTTGTCGCTGCGGCATTGCCATAAATCCGAACATCTCGACCAAGCAGGGTTAATGTTTTGTCTGGAATGATATACTCTCCGGCTGCCAAATAAATCACAGCTTTTCTTGCGTACTGTGCAAAATATAAGGCTCTGCTTAGGGTTAGCAGGGCTTTTGCCTGTGAAGTGCCATCTCGTGCGTCTGAGCCAGTGGCAGTGTTCACATAAATGGTCTTTGTTTCAATGCTGCCCTCTGCAATGTTCTTTGTTTTCTGTAACTTTTCCGGAATGGTGTCAATGGTCAGCACGGAACAGCCATCGTTACCATAAGCACCGATTCCAAAACCGCTGTAATCAATTCTTGCTCCCTGATTTGCCTGAATCCCGCCGATATGGCGATATTGACTTTCGGCGTTGGAGATGACGGAAAAGCCGCCGTACTGTACCCATTCTCGCTGAATGTCGCATAACCGTACCTGTGCGAAGCTGTTGTGGGATTCCACCCAGTAGAACGCACAGCCTTCAAAGCTGGAAATCGTGTTGTACATCGTGAATACACTGTTGTTTCCGGTGAGGTCAATGTCTTTCCATTCAAAATTGCAGTTATAGGCGAAAATCGCATTCTGAATCTTTGGCTTGTTGCTTGCTGTGCCGTAGGCTTCAAAGCGGAGCGTTTTGTGATACAGCTGAATACCCGTGCCGTATTCGTTGCTCTTGTCTGTGGCGGTGTAAGTTTGCCCTCGTTTCAGGCAGATGATTGCCTCCTGGTAGGCATTCGCCAATGCGAGAGCACGGTCGATGGTCTGAACAGCCGTTGCAATCGTTTTCCCGTTGTTGGTATCCGAGCCAGATTCTACATCCACATATAGCTGCACTCGTTCGCCTAATGTTAAATTGACTTTGGCTTTTTCATTTCCGATATATAATCCGCCATTCCAGTCTATTGCAAAGGCATTAGAACGTGTTGTATCACTCGTGCCATTACCAATAATAAAAGCATATTTATTATCTGTGTCTTCTATATTGTATTTACCTTGAACATGAGAATAATCTCCTGATGCAATAGTCTGATAACCTCCGCTAAATGAAGCAAGTCCTGATGCCTTTGTAAAATAGTTTGTGGCAAAACTATAATCGCCCGTTGCTTCCGTGTTTTGTCCTATTGAAGCGGATGTATTTCCCGATGCAGTGGCATAATTCCCAATAGCAAAAGTACAAATGTCTGTCGCCAGACAATTAAAGCCTCCTGCAAAAGAACATTCTTTGGTTGCTTGATTGCCTTCTAAGTCACCATGGATTTCACCTTGTTTATTCCCATCTGAATCAATCCAGTATTTTCCTACACAATCAGCAGCTTTTAAGTAATTATTTTCCGCATATAGATGAAGAACTCCAATTGATTCAAGCGTTACAAGCTTATCTTTCACATCAACATTGACATCACTTGTAAGAACGCCATTTTCATCAAATGTATAATCAAGCCCGTCAATTGTAATCGTTTCACTTACAATCTTCCCTTTATCATAGTCGACATAATAAAATTTGCCATGATATTTAATAAACCCAAAAACAGGATTTCCATCTTTGGGTGAGTAGTAATATCTTTTATCATTTGGTGTTTGCCATTCTACTTTTAAAACACCATCAACTGTGCCAAACAAATAATAGAACCCATTTACTTTATTGACACCTTTCAGTCTATTTCCTAATTCGTCACAGTAATAGAAATCTCCATTGTCGTCTTTTAAAAAATCAACGTGTGTATATTCTCTTTCTGAATCCGCCATATGTGTACCTCTTTAAATGTTCAAATATTTTTTTACTTCTTCTGGCTTTGAAACAATGTCTTTTGTATGTTCCCAATAATTGTGGTAGATTGTAGAAAAATCGTTATACATCTCCCAAAAATTATTTTCTTCTAATTCCGACTTTAAATCAGATTCAATGCCTTTTACCAATTCCAAAAGCTCGCTAAATGTTGAAACATTAATTTTCATTATTTTTTACCTGAACCTTCTAAGATTGAAACTCCACTAAGCCCCTTTAAATATTCATCTGTTTCCTGAACCGTAGCGATGTACAGTCTAAATCTCTCTAAAATCAATAACAACTGTGCAATCTTTTCATTGAGATTTAAATCTTCAATTTCTTTTATAAGCTTTTCAATTTCATTGATCTTGTCATTAATTTCAATTACTTCAATATCAGAAGAACATGGATAATCATTTGGGGGTTGCCTTTTTCTAACTGGAATTTCAATGAATAAAATCGTTTTCTTTGATTCAGTTTCGTTCGCATCAGTTAAATAAACATAAGCAAAAAGAGGTGTCGCTTCTTCCAAAAACTTGTTTGGAATATTAGCGATCACCTCATATTTGTTTTCTTCTTTTGTTCTCTTTACTGTGGATGTTACGTTCCAAGTTTTTTCCGTGTGCTTGTTACAAAAATGCACTACAGGTGGTATACTTAAATCATAATTTTCAATATACACAATTAATTTTTGATTTACATCCCACTGTGTCAACCAATGAATTGTATATCCACGGTTATCTAAACAGGTTGTTTTTATCATTCAATCACCTATTATAATTTTTTATTTATGCTTTCTACCTGCTCTAATATCTTCTTTAATGTATCATTATCATCAGTTTGATTTTTTTCAGAGGTGTCCTTTGTATCTTTATCCGGAGCAGGTACTTCCGTTTTAGAAAAACCGTTTAAACCAGCATTCTTTATAATATTAGGATAATTTTTATAAGCGTAATCCAGATCTACATCTCCGGAAATACCACTTATATTTCCTTTCCAGCTATATTGCCATAAACCATAATCGCCAGAATAATCTGACTTTTGCACATCGACATGTGAAAGAAAAATATCATATCTCGATTTTATATAATCACTGAAATATTGCTGCAATGCAGATTTAAATGTATAAATAGCGGTATAGTATCCAGCCTTTTCTAATACGCTGCAAAAGGCATCACATAAATCATTTGCTTTTGGGAAGCATCTCGATTCCTCAATATCAAAAGCTACTGGAAATTCAAACTGTTTCCCTTTGATAATTTGCAAACATACCTTTGCTTCCTGCTCTGCTTCTGTGACCGTAGTAGCATAACTGTACCAATATACACCAATTGGGATTCCAAGCCTTTTGCATTCGCTATAATTTCTTTCGAACTGATTGTCAATTTGATTTAATTCTTTTCCATATCCGGCACGAATAATTGCAAACTCAATTTTCCCAGAAGACTTCACTTTATTCCAATCAATCTTGCCTTGTGAATAAGACACATCAATCCCTTTGAGAATGTATCCTATTCCATCGCTTTCTTTTTTGATTCCAAAGTATTTATAGAAATCATCGGTTATTGTACCAGTGCCATGCATTTCATCCCCTAACCAGCGGTATCCCGTCCGGACATCCAAATGCGTGTACTGGTAACTACTTGTGATGTTAGCAATACCGCCAAACCCTAAATCCTGTGCCTTACAACACACCGTCTTGCTGCTAATCGGCTGCCCGTCCTGACCATAACAGCAAACGTCCGCAGCAGTGCCTTTTGTGTGCTGACCGCTGCCCGTACCACCTACAGCTTTATCATGCTCCGAACAACGATAACCGCTTGTCACAATGATTTTGCTACAGTTCAGGACAGTATAAAGCTGCTCTAGCTTGTCTATTAGACCACTGTCTATCAAAATATCGTGCGATTTACCGCACTGGCATTTAAATTCCTGCACGTTAAAATGAGCAGATAGTTGGGTTTTGTCGTCAAATTGATACGTTGACATAGTTGACACGCTCCTTTTTAATTAAGATTGCAACATATTTTTTAAATCTTCAATAGATAATGTAACGATGTTACCATTGGCATTTACATAAAGTAGTTTTCCAGCATTCTGAACGCCTACGTTTTTAGACAATGCATAATCATAGACTGCTTTTGAATTTGGTATCTTATCCGAATTATCAATGGAATTAGAAACAGATTCCCATTCTGAATCATTTCCTACTTTGCGGAGAATTGATTTATTAGCAGCGGAATTGTTATTAGAAGGATTATCAAATTTTGCATTCAAATCTGGCAAATTCGATAAATCATTATAATCTCCAGATTCAGCAACAGCAGAAAGATTTGGTTTATTATTCAAGTCTTCATATTCACCTGAAATAGCCACTTTATGCAGTTCAGGAGTGCCAGATAAATCCGAATATTTTCCTGTGATTGCAACCGTAGATAACCCTGAAATATTTTCGTGAGAAATGGTTACTCCGTCTTTTAAATAGAATCCCGTAGCATGAATTTCTCCTACTACAATCAGGTTTCCTTTTGAATCAAAAGAAAATGTATTCTCTCCATTTGATTTAATTGTAAAAATAGATTCTGCATTTGGATTTATAACAACACTTACATCCTTACTAAATACACTAAGCCCATCTTTATTGAACATGAAACTGTTATCCTTGTTATACATATTTAACTGTTCGCCGATAACGAGTTTTCCAACTATTGTTTCTGCGTTTATCCCATAATAGTAGTTTACAGTTCCATCGGCATTCTTATAGTTGCAATACCCAATTGCTGTTTTAGCAGTTTCCCAATCGTCATCCGTCATGTAAATTCCATTATTTATAATCTTTAATTGTGCATCATCATAAGTATTGTCATCTTGAACTTGCCTACATAATAGACCATTTTTATCAAGAGTAATTGCTTGATTCTTTGATTCAGAAAGAAGTTTGATATTGTCCAAATAAACACCATCTGTAATTATTTGGTTAATTTTATTATCTCCGTCTTCGCCTTTGCTCGCCTGTCTTTGCACCGATTTATATGAAGTAGCCATTGTCGAAATTTGTTTCATGATTGACTGCTGATCTGAAACACCGTCTGCTATTTTTAAAACATTAGACAGTTCTAAATCAATCTCGCTTAAATTGTCGTAATCAATTTCATAGCCAATAAGACGTAGTTTAAAAATAGAGCCGTCAACACGGTATCTAATCCAGTTTCCGACTTTAAAAGAATTAACTAATGGTTTGAACTTATCAACAAGAAGGATATTCTTTAAAGTAGATGCAATCGAATATTGTTTTTCGGATGCTTTATATATTTCTTTCTGTGCAACTTCTATAAATTTATTTGCGTTTTCAAATAATTCAGAGGTCGTGAGCCCCTCAGAAATATAATTATCATTCTTATATTCGTCTTCTCTACGATAACAAGAAAATTCTTTTAATAACCCTTCCCCTAAAAAGTTCTCAAGATTTAAGCTATTATGAACACTCGCAATAATTTTTTCTATTGAATACTGGATACTACGTTCTTTTTCTGGGTCGTCTGGATCTCCGGAAATCATTTTTATATTAGAATCCATTTCGTTCAAAACAGAATCTATTATTTCATTTTTTTTACAATACGGGAGATATAAGTTTTTATACAAACTATTTTCTTCGCTATCCCAGTAAGAACCATTTTTATCTGAAACACCTTGTTGTATCAAGATGTCAATGCATGCAGTACAAGAATCTTTGAATATCTTCAAATAATCATAACAATATTTTCTTATCTCTGATTCGAAATCTGCATCATTCAAAGAGAAGATTTCTTTTATGTTTGAATTATAATTCACACTTTTATTTAAAGCGTTGTCTACTTTCTGCTTTACATAATCTTCGTAATTATCGTTTATATCTAGTGTAATAGAATCGCTTGTTGAATTATCTGTATCATCATAACTGTTCTCGATATAAAATTTTCCAGACCATTTCCATTCACCGTTTTCATCAGAGCAATTTGATTCGGTAACTTTCATTTTATATCTGTTATCGATAATCGATTTTGCCATAGATTCAATAGAATTTTCTACTGCTATTTTCGACAAAGAAGAGAGAGAAGAAACGGAAATAGTTAATTTCATTTTAGACAAAAGAATTCCCATCTGTTCGGCAGCATTTGTTTCTATCATTTCGACAGACGGCATAAGTTCTGTTTTTAAAAAAGAACAAAAGTCGATGGTGTTATAATAATTTTTAATAAGAGAAGAATAACCGCTTACTGGAAAAATAAGTTTTTCAAGGCTCTTGTCATATTCTTTATAATAATCGATAAGCGAATTATAATAATCTATTTTTTCTTTGCCAACGCTCATATCAAAAAATGGATAAACAATAGAATACATATTATAAAGATTATTGTAGTCTTTTATTTTATCCTGTAATTCTTCGCTCATATCCTGCATCATGTATTCCGGCATTCGCCATAAATAGCCTGATCCACTGGGGTCGCAGTTTATAACAGTAGCCGTCATTAAATCGTCACCTGCTTCTAATTTAAAGCAGGTCTTTGTAGACTCGCTATCTGTTTTTAACTGAATATCTTCTGTGAGTTCGTTTGATTCTATGAAAATGCAAGTATCTTCTCCATAGCCTTCTTTGAAATTAGTACTATTACATTTAGGACATTTATTTGAAAACTCCCCTCTGTATCCGCAATCATTACAAACTTGCTCAAGGTCATAAACAGAAATACTTCTATTTATAGAGCCGTCTTCATTTGTATTAGAATTGAATACAAAAAGACAACCAATTTCTTCTGCGATTTCTTGCAAACAATCGTAAATAGATTTGCCATTGAACGAAAATGTTCTTTGTATCTTTTTTAAAGAATTATCAACGTGTTCAATAGAATAAGCATACGCCTTTTCCATAACTCTATTTAACAAAGAAATCGAACTATTTGCTTCATCATAAAATATAGTAGGCAATTCATAGTCATCTCTCGCTATGTCATTCTCTGTATTTATCTCAGTTGTATAAACCATAAGTTGAGAAAGTTCCGCTATGCCTAAATTAGTAGCGGAAATTTTTTTTTGAATTGAATTAGATTCCTCTAGCTCGACCGCTATTTCAAACCACATATCCCATTCTTTGCACCAAACTAACTTGAAATCTTGAATAGAATCCCAAAGATAATCCATAGCATTATTGTCTTTATATTTCTTCACAGAAAAAGATATTTCCGGAGATTCATTCATAGTATCATGAACAACAATTTCTTCTGCCAACAATTGCCCAAGGAATTTTCCACTTCTTGTGGCAAGAATTAAAGTTGGCTTTTCTGGAATATAGGCAGAATCAAAATTTATTTTTATTGCCACAAAGCATCACCTCAATCAAATTCCTATTTTAGCAATGGGCGAATAAACTATTTCTATTTCACATGGTATTGAAATCTGAATCAAATTTCTTTTATCTTTGAACTTATTTTCAATTCTAAAAAAGTTCCAATTAAAGTCATTTTGAATTTTGTGAGATTCTAAAGAGGACTTTATAACAGGGTAGTCCATTTCAATCACTTCCCCTGCTTTACAATTTTTAATAATAGTATCACGTTGAACGAATATGTTACTTATTTTTAAATCTCCGTCTTGCTTTATTGTAATTTTGGTTTTAGGATATATAAACCCTTCATCATCCGAAATAGAATAAAAATTCTCTACTCCATTTTCTATTTCATTTTTTATATTTACAACAGTATCTTCCATAACACCGAATGGTCTATTTGTAATCATCTCTAACTCCAGTCCAATCACATTTCCATTTCTTATAATGCGACTCATGTTGAATGTAGCTTCGTAGTAAACATTGAGATAATCATCATCGAATATTTTAAACTTATGAAATCCTTTTCTACAAAGCCATGATGCCATATCTCGAACTTCGTCTACTGTAATATTTAAATCTTCTCCGGTACATGGATTTTTGCAAATCTGAAATGTAGCAGTTAAAGTAGATTCATAGTTTGCAGTTAGGATATAGTTTACGTCTCCATTATAAAAAGGTGATGTTTCCATATTCATCTCCGCACCATTCTCAACCGTATCTATTTTAGATTTATCAAAGCTACACAACATAAATCCTTTATCACTAAGATTTAAACCATCATATTCAAAATCATATGCTTTCATTTAATCACCATGCTTATGGAATATGTTATACCATTTTCTGTATTTTATATCCTTTAATGTGGACTTTAAATCTTTAATTAAATTATCCAGTTCGCTTTCTTTTTCTTCTATATTTGCAAGATTATCTTTAAAATCCAAACGTAAAGACTCGAAATTGTTTAATAAAATCGCCATTTTATTTCTGTATTCTTCTTTCAAGTTTTTGTCTTTTTCAAGTTCATTTGAAAGTTGGATTATCTTATATTCCAATTCTTCATTTCTCTTAGACAAAATGGAAATTCGTTTTTCTTTTTTCATTATATTCTCCTATAAATAAAAGCAGAGCATTTGTCCAAACAAACACTCTGCTCAATCATTAAGACTTATATTTTTTAAGACTGCTTCCGCCAAACATTCTATCCGTTGTCATAGCACGAACCATAGATTCAAAACTTTTATCTCTTTGCAATGCCTTTTTAAAATCATCGTAATTCTTTACATTTGGTAAATTGATCTGAACAGATAGATCATTATTATTGACTGTAGAATAACCATCCAAATTCTTAATAGGGACATCCTGTTGAGTTGATTCTTTTCGATACAAATCAAATAAATCCACGGAAGACTTACCAAATACAGAATCTGATTCAATAACGATTTCCTTCTGATTCACAGGCATCAATATATCTCCATTACTTCTTTGGATTATCCCCTGTTCTGAAATAGAATTTGAATTATTCAGCATAGAAGAATTGTTCAAAATTGATTCTGAAATATCAGAAAGATCTTTCGTCATATCAATAATAGTTTGATATATTTTTTCTGTCGTATTAGAAACCTTTGTTACTTCATCGTTCCATTTTTGGTAATCATAATACTTCACAGAATTTCCAATATCGGAATTATGCCATATGTCTTTCATTTCATCTGAAATAACAATCCCTAATTTTTCTGATATGTTATCTATACTATCCCGAATGCTTCCTGAATTATCGTTTATCAAATCCATCATATCAGAAATAAGTTTGCCTATATCATCCAATCTGGCATTTAGTATATCTTCATATTCAGTATACAAATCAGACAGTAATTCTTTTTGATCTGAAATATATCTTTCATATTCCATATCTTTTAAATTATCTTTTTCATCTGACAAAGAATTTTTCAGTTCCTGTATCTTTAATCGGGTTTCTTCCGAATCATCATTTTGATATGCAAGTAGCTGCTTTTCGATTGAATTAATAGTCTTCATCTGATCTTTTATTTTCTTTTGATAGTCATAAAGATCTTTCTCTGAATCCAACGCATCATTATACTTATCAATCAATTTTTGAAGATGGTCTAACTCTTTCTGAGTTCCTTGCTTAACAAGTTCAACTATAGCAGACTTTTCTTCTTTTGCAGAAAGAACAATTTCATGTTGCAATTCTAACAATTCAGATTTTCTCTCTATAAGTTCTTTATCATAAGGATTTTCAGCTAACTGTTTTTGAACTTCTTCAATCTCATTAGCATACTTCCTTGCCTGCTCCATATAGACATTGTAGTTTAATCCATGAAGCCCCATAGTAGATAACCCCTGTTCGGTAAGAGAACCAATTTCTTCAAACAAATCATTCTCGCTAAACAAGTCTATGAGGTTGTCTGCTTCATCCGTGATTTTAGACATCCTATCCAAAATCATATCAAAGGTATCCCATTTAACTTCTCTAATAGAATTAGCATAATCAAGAATGGATGTTTTTGACTCTTCGATAGAAACGGTTACCTCATCGATAGAGTTCTTCATCTCATACCATGCTTCACTACCCTCTTTAATCGTTCCGCTGTTTACAGCTGTATCAAGAGCAGTTTGCAACTTATCTCTTTCTTCTACAAGTTTTGAAATATTTTCCTGCTCCTCTTGAATGAGTTGCTCATAGAATTTTGATGTAGTGATATATCCTTTATTTTCGAATTGATTGATATACTCCTCGATCAAAGATTTTCTATTGTCCAGTTCGGTTATAAGTGCATCATATTCTGTGCTGATATTATCAAAGGCAGTTTTGTATAATTCCGCTTCTGTTTCTTTTAATTGGTCAATAGCATCTTTGCAGTCAAGTGCTTTTTCATACCACTGCTTATATTCTTGAATTTTATCATACAAATCTTCATTTGTGATTTTCTCAATATCAATTGTGCCATCTCGAACTTTTTTAGCATATGATTCTGACAATCCTACTGAATTTGCTTCTTTGATATATCTATCATAAGCCTTCCCCTGCAAATCAATTTCATCTCGAACTTTCTGAATTTCGCTTACGAGATTTTTGTTGCGTTCCGTCCAAAGGGAATATACACTTTCAGCTTTCAATTTCAACCGAGATATGATCCTTTCAATTCTATCAATTGCAATTTCAATCCAGTCAATTGTTTCCTTGAACTCTTTTTCAGTAGAAGCAGAACTACTTCCGGATGAACTACTGCCTGATGAACTTGAACCACCGCCAGATGAACCACCACCTGATGAACTTGAACCACCGCCGCTGCTGCTACTTCCACCTCCGCCAAAATTACCACTACCGCTGGAAAAAGAACGCCCTCTTCTTCTTGAAGCGGTAATTTTTCCTTTAGATAAAAGTTCTTTTGTTTGTTCAGCATTAAATATAATATCGCCTTTTTGATAACGAACAAACTCAGCAGAATCGTCCCCTATTGTATAATAGTGTCCGTTCCGAACAAGAAGTTCCTGCCCCAATTCACCGACAAGAGCAGTTCCAGAATCTTTAATACCCCAATTGCCTTTTGCAAATGAATGCCCTGCAATAGCAGTGCCATCAGCAGATGCAGTTCCATTTGATTTAGTGGGTCCTATAAAATTACTGTTGTTTACTGTCTGATTAACAATAAGATTAACAGTTTTACTGTTGGGCAATTTATTGATGTCATCCAACAAATTCTTAACGTAACTATAGCCATTGACAACAGCAGAAACCGTAGACATCTTTTGGTCTGGAACTCTTCTGACAGTAGAAGACAGATTAGCAACAGCACTTGTTCCGTTTACGCTTGCGTTTACTCGTGCAGTTTTATCTGGAACTCTTCTAATAGTTGCAGCCAAATTAGAAACTTGATTTTGACCTGAAACAGAAACGTCAACATTTACTTTTCGAGATTCCACCTGCATGGTATTTGCGGCTATGCCAAAAGAACCAGTCCAAAGATTTCTATCTCCTACTTGCTGAACAGTAGCGATATTTACAGTTTTTGTAACAGGTTTAGCAATATCATTAAGTTGCTCTTTCCCATTGACTTGAAGATTATCTTGTGTAGTTACTTCTTTGCCGTCTAAATTGTTAAGTTCTTCTTCTGCATCTGACACATCAGCATCTACATCAACCTTTACGCTGCCTTCTGCAATTTTCTCCTTAATTGTTTCTACATCATCTGTTTCTTCAAATCCTAATGCAAGTTTAACGCTTGACGGTAAACTTGCAATTTCCTTCGCAAGAGCATTTACTTTTGATTCTGCGTCTGCTAAATCTTTCCCATCGATACCTTTTAATTTCAGTGCTTCAACATTATTGACGGCAGTTTGATAGTCTTGTAATAATCCAACTGCTTTTTCCATACCGCCGCTTAATTGGTCGGTATCAATATACATGAACGCTGGTTGCGAAGCCAATTGTTTCTTTTGAATAAGATAATCTAACTTAGCATTAGCATCTTCTAATTTTGCTTCTTTAACGTCAGGGTCAATATCGCTGGAATTTATTTCATCAATTAAACCAAGAGCCTTTTTGATTTCAGAGTCAACATCATTGGTATCTATATCAATATCAACAGGTTCTTGCCCCATTGCTTTCAAAGCATTATCTGCTTCATCACAAGCAAGTTTTAATTTATTGATTTGAGTGTAAGGATTATCAAGTTTCATAACGAAATCATATTCCGTTAATTCTCTTAATATAGCCTGCACTGCTTCTACGCTGATTCCTAATTTCTTAGCAACATCTTCATCAGTACCAATACCAAAATCAATTGTCCAATTCCCGTCTTTGTCTACGTTTGCAAGAGCAGGATCTATCTGATTTACAGCTTTAAGGAAATTTAATGCACCGTCTGAACCTTCTTGAAAGAAATCCATGGCGGTATAAGAAGTGCCTTCAATAGTTTGATGTAGCTGCTCCCACGCTTCGTTTGCTTGCTTACCAGTATAAATTTCTTTACCACTGAGCAGGCTAACATAAGAAATAAAATCGTCTGTATTAGTTTTTCCTGAATCATATTCTTGCTGTGCGGTTTCGATATAATTACGCATACTTTGGTACATAGCACCTTCGTTTTCAGTCGATTGTGCTTGCACCCATTTATTGTAAGAAGAGGTTAATCCTTCATACTGAGTTGCAAGAGTTGACACTTCATCAATTTGCTTAGAAAGACTATTAACTTCACTTAACTTAGAATTATATTCATCAGTTCCCTTCGTCATATGTGACAGCTGTTCAGCTGCTGCTTCATATTGATCTGTAAGAGATAATAGTTCGCTTTGGAAATTAGATTTTGTTAAGGCTTCTTGCTGTGTTTGAAGCTTTCTCATTTCCTGTACATTTAAATGAATACCGTTTGCTGTTTTCTCAAACAACGCAGATTTATCATATCCACTTAAACCAGAAAACATAGAGTCTACATTTTTTATATCACTGGAAGTAAGTCCGGTTCCTGTAACTGAATTTTTAACAGCTGAGTAAAAATTATTGAATTGCGTGGTAGCATCTTCAATATTAAAAAGATCACTAAAGCTAAGACTATTTAATTGACTGAACTGGTCTTTTAATAATCCTAAAGCTTTACCTGCTTCTGTTGAACTTCCGCCAACTTCCTGAATGCGTGAATCAAATTCAGACATAGCAGATGAATTTGTTGAGTTCATCAATTCTAATATCTTGTTTTTTAATGCATCAGTATCATTGATGTATGGGGCTAATTCTGGGAACTGCATAGCCAGATTATAAATTCCATCTTGATCTAATGTGCCATTTGAAATTCCCAAAAAGCCTTCTTTGAGCGAGGAGAGAGCTGTAGAATAATTTTCAAGAGTTTTCTGAAATCCGGTATCCTCAGTATTATTCATGATAGCAATAAAGTTATCCCATGAATCTTCGGTTGTCATCCCAGTATTCTTAAATGCTTCTAACTCTTCTTTCCACTTCGTCAAAGTCCACAATGCAGAATCATCAGTTCTAACGCTTATCTTATATACAAGGTCTTGATCTTCTTCTGATAAGTTATCAATCCAATTTGAAACTTTATCATATTGTTCAGAATCATTAGAATCTTTTATTTTGTCCTTCACAGAACTTATTTTATCTGCAATTGAAATTGTTTCTTTTATGGCTTCCGCTTCCGCTTCTGATAATGCATTAAATCCGTCAGCTAATTGTTGTATCGTTCCAGATGAAACAAGATTATCAATAATGCTTTCTGCATCTTCTTGCGAACCAGTAAACAAATTATTGTTCATCAATGCAGACGCATACATACTCCGAATTGACTTATATCCTTCTGCGGTACTTGTATCAATTCCTTCTGGTAGATTTTCAAGACCTTTACGAACTTCTATTTCAGCAAGTAACTTATTTAAATTCTCAGTTTCTTCGATATACTTTTCATAATCAGCTTCAATCTCAGACATTCTGGATTTCGCATTATTATATATATCATTCTCACTTAAATCGCTCTGAGTAAATCTTCCGTTTACTTGCTCTTTATCGAACCATTCGATAACTGATTTAAGATTATTATATGCTTCAATCGCATCATTAACAGTTTCTACTTTTCCATCAAAAATAGTAAGTCTTCCAGTTTTCACATCTCTGACAGACTTTTCTTGTTCTAAGCCTAATTCATTTGACATTTCATCAAGAAGACTTTGTTCTTTTAATGATGTGTGTAATCCAGAACCAATCGATAATTTCGCTCTATTCCCTAAGAATCCTTTAAAATCGTCTACGAACAAATTAGCGGCATCGTTCCATCCATTTTGTGCATCATTAACAGACTTTTGAAGATTGTCAAGTACAGCATTATTAGCAACATCGTTTATAGCGTCACTATATAACCCGTATTTGCTAATAAGATTATCAATCTCGCTCTCTTCCATTCCAAGAGCAGACAAAAGAGAAGTTGTTGCATTTGCTAAATTTGTTTTTGATTCAGCAGTTCCATCATAAGAATTTCTTGCGGATTGATATTCAGAATAAAGAGATTGAATATTATCTCTGTTTGCTTTAGATTCATCAGCTTTATCAATGCCAGCTTGCCAATTTTCTCTTCTTTCTTGACGATAATTGTTATATGCATTATAAATTGCCCCAATGCCAACCGCAGCAGCAGAAGCGATAGAAGCAATACCGCTTAAAGATTTAAGCCAACCTGTTACTTTACTCCCACTATCTTTCCAAAATCCACCAAACCCATTTTTAGATATGTCAGAAAATACACCCTTTAAGGTTTTTAAGTTTCTAACAACTTGTGTGATTATAGTGGCAATTCCAAGTGTGCCAATTGTGCCTACGCTATGAGTTAATTTGTTTACTATATTTAATATAGATGTTAAAAATGAAATAGCACCTTTTGCAGTTCCAGATTTAACAAGGTTATTTGCCAATTCTGAGAAAGTAGCAGAAAGCTTCTTTACTTTTCCTTCAATAGAACTAGCATAAATTCCATATTCTTTTAATGCTGAACCGTCTGAATTTAAAGCACTATCTACTGCGTTTTCCGCTTGCTTCCAGTTTCCTAAAAGTGCCGCTACTTCGTTCGCACGATTCTTACCAGCAATCGTTTCAAGTAAATCTGCCTGTTCTGTATCTTTTAATTTTGGATAAACAGCAGCAATTTCTTTTAAAATTTCATAGGTAGATTTAAAAGCACCTGTTGAATCATCGAAAATATTTACTTTGCCATGCGTAAGATTTAAAACCTGAGTTTGCATTTTAGATACAGATTCTACATTTTCATCTACATCTTCACCAAGTTCTTGAAGATCACCCTTCATCAATCTGTTACTTTCCCACAAGGCATGTGGTACTGACCATATATAATATGGCGAATAGTCATTTCTGGCTATTTCTCATACTTCATTTTATTGGGATTATAATATGAGTTCGGACTGTATATTACCCAACTTAATAAAAAGTAAGGGGATAACTTCGGATTCAATGTTACCATAAAATCCACCGCAGTCTCTTGGGATTCTTATAATTATGATTTTTTATTTTTTAATTTAGTTTTCATAATTATAAGTCTTTCCTACGTCTCTGGTTTCCCATAACCATTTGACATATATAGTTATCCTCCGTGTTTTATGCGTAACACGGCATACAAACTTTCCTTGTATGGAGGCATAAAAATTTACCTCTTAAACGCATGCTTACAATTTTTAAAGCATTACCAGCTTTATCGGGATCTTGTATAACTTCTGACATCGCTGTTGCCATACCAGCTGATTCTTCAAATGTATTTCCAGCTAATGCTAAAGCAGACGCACTTCGTTGCAGCGCGTTACCTACCTGCTCTGAGTTAATAGCATAATTATTGCCAAGTTCATTGTAAACATCTACAATATGAGTCATGGCGGCTGTAGCATCATCGCCATACATTTCTTGCAACTGACTTTGAAAGCCTTTATAAGCGGTAACCATGTTTTCAACGGCAGTGTTATAATCAATGTCAGCAATATGCTGATACATAGAACTTATTTCTGCCAATCCTATAGACTGGTCAGAATCAAATCCTAATCTTGCCCAAGCAGCCGTAGAATTTATCATATCAGACAAAGTAGAACCATATCGTTTTGCAGATTCTGTCATCTGATCATACATCATTGAATACTTCGTTCCGGTTAAATCGGTAACTCTGTATAATTCTGTCATAGACTTATCTACATCTGACACTTCTCGGAATACTTTAATCACACTATCAAAGGCAACCTGAGATAAAAATAAAGAATTAAGATATTTAAATAACGAACCTACTTTTGTAGCAAATTCGGAAAAGACATTTGTAGAACCTTTTACCGCCTGATTTACCGAACCGAATTTAGAACTAATCTCCGTGAACCTAAGGCTACTCATAGCAGTTTCAGCATCTTTTAGCTGTTTGCTATACGTAGCTAAATCTTTACCGCTATTACTATATTGAAATTTAAGTCCGCTATTTTTAAGAACAATGTCTATTTTATTCGCTAAATTATTTCTTTGTGCCATCGTAGCAAATGTAGACATCGTATCTTTCGCATTAACCTTTAATTCTTTGAACTTTGCAACAGCTTCATCTAATGCGAAAGCAGAACTAATATTAGGAACTCTGCCTTTTAAATTTTCTAACTCAGTTATCCAACTTGTTAGTTTCTCATCTTTACCTAATCCGTTTATTTTTCTTGCATAACTGTCAATATCGCTCATTAAAGAGCTTTTCTTCGTATCTAAAGAGAGGTCTTTTTTTAAATCAGAAAATTGAGTTTTAAGCTGTACGAGCTTCTTAGAATCGACATTTGAAAGCTGACTACTAATTGCAGCAATTTGTCTTGCATAATCAGTTCCGAATTTTGAATCTACACCAGAAAAACTTATAACCTTTTGCAATCGTTCAATATCTTTCATAAAGGATTGAACAGACGTAGAAAGAGGAATTCTTGATGTTCTATTAATATTTGAATTAGTAAGATTACTTATATTGTAATTAGAATTTGACAGACTTCCTCTTATTTGATTTCTAATATTACTAAGACTACTTGTATCTAATTGAATTTTTATCTTAATAGGAGTATTTCCTAAATTCTTTATTTCATTTTTTATATTAGATAAAGCGGATGAATCTAATTCTAATCCAAGTAATGCTTTAAATTCAGTGCTCATTATACCTTCCTTTCAGTTCTCATAATGAACACCGATATTTATTCAATATGAGAATACTCATCTTTCAATGCATTTTTAAGCTTATCTAAACTTTTCCATTTCATATCTTTTGCTGTATTATCGTTATAAATATCAACAAGTGTATCCGAACTCCATGACTGTAATTCTTGAACCAGCTGTTTTTCTAATCCAATTTGCATCAAATAGCTACACCAAAAATGTCTACCTGCATGAGGATACCAATGAGAATTTAAAACATTGTCCCATTTATTCATCCAGCTTCTAATCGTACCTAACTCAGCCGGACTCCCATCTTTTTTTATAAAAATAAAATCATGAGAAACTCCGTTTTCTTCCATAATTCTATTTCTTTTCGGCAGCCATTTTTTGTAATAAGGCAAAAACATATCTTTTATAATATAACGTGGGATATACTTTCCATTTACGCCACGACCTTTTACTTTAATTTCTTCTGTCGTTTCCAAAAATAATCCATCAAATGCAGTATGATTTTCGTCTATCATGGTTGTTTTAAACCGGATTAACTCGCTTGCTCTTGAACCAGAAGCCATAATCAAAGCTAATAAGCATTCTTCATTTACTAAGCCTTTTTCATCAAGCCATTTCATCAAAGAATCCAATTCTTCTTTTTTAAAGATTGATTTCTTTCTTACCGTTTCTTTTGGTAATTTTTCAATTTTCTTTACTAAATTCCTAAAATTAGGATAACGGTCGTCATATATATTTTCTATCCAATTACTAAAACTTGAAATACAACTATGCATCTGAGCATATCTATTCGATCCCCATTTCAATTCTGTTACACAATAATCAAAGAAATCCATTAGCATATATTTTTTCATATCAATAAAAAATATATTTTCATTTTCAAGAAGATTCCATGTAAAAAATATAATCAGATTTGACTTATAATTCTCAACGGTTTTAGGAGATCTTTTTGTAGATAAATTTTTCAGGAATCTATCCATCAATTTTATATTGTCTTTGTTTATTTTTTCTGTGTTTTCTTTTGATGTTATTATTCTTCTGTATGTTTCTCTTCCTGACAAATATTTCACCTCACTTTACTGGTATACCAGCCGCAATCAAAGACTGTTTTAAAATATTTATCATATTGCTATTTAAAACAGATTCGCTTTCATCCCATATTGCTGTGCCAGCTACATATCCACCGTGAGAACCAGTCATTGCTGCGTTCAGTGTTTTTTCAGCAGACCATCCTTTATTCGGAATTGGCTTTCCATTTACCAACTTCATTGAATAATCCAATCTTGATGCATCAAAATAAATTTCCGCTTGGTATCCATTCCCTGTAGAAATTATTTGAGATTCCACCAAAGAAGATAAAAGCTGATAAGTACGCTCGTACATAGACGGACTGAATTCCGAATAATACTTTTTTAAAAATGTAGATATTACATTATAAGCTTTCTTTTGAGCTTGTTTGACAGCTGTTTCCATGTGCTTCATCAGATACGCTTTTATCTGTGCTGTATTAGTAAAAGCCATTATTTTTTATCCTTTAAGAACAAATCCTTATGGTTGCCGAATAGGTCGATAATTTTTTCAGGTTCAAATTCTTTTGAGAAATCAGAAAATTTATTGATAAATTCAATGAAAGCATCAGAACCAATTTCAGTGGTCATTTTAGTAACATTGTTCAAAATCTTTTGAACTGAATCCAAAATTGTATTATCGCTATAACCAAATAAAGCATCTACATTTTTTTGCAAGTCATCAATAATTTCCTCTTTTACATTTTTCTTAATTTCATCGATAATATCCGTATTATTAACCAACATATAAATTTCATCAAAATCATTTACAACTGATTCTGTATCATAATTCGTAAAGAACTTAATCAATGCGAATTTGAAAAAAGTATCTTTTGCCATAGGAATTTGTATACAATCATTTGCTTCGCAATTCCCATAAACCGTCTTTGCAAAAAGAATTTTTTCAGAAGGCAAGATGTCAGTTCTAATTTCAATATTCACAGTCTTATTATCCATTATAGTTCTCCTTATAATCATCTAAAAAATTTTTTATGTCCCATTGATAATTTACACGCTTCTTTTCGCCAGCTATTTTGACACAATCATTCAAGAGCAAATCAACCTCATTGAAGCTTTGTTTTTGAATCCTTTTGCTCATAGAATAAAAGGAACTTACCTCTTGAAAATAAGTTCTTTCCGCATCATTATTTTTATCTCTAAAATTAAACACAAAGCCAGCAACAACATTTTTGTAATCAGAAAATTTCAACAAAGATTTTATCTGATGTTTGTGTATCATTTTCTTTTGCTCTTCATTTGAATCTATATTTTCAAAAGAGATAGATTTGTTACATGTTGTTTTCAATTCTAAACAGTATAATAATTGATTTCGTGTATCAAACAAGAAAAAGTCACAAGGATTATCCCAAGAAAATTTACTGTTTGTTTCCTTTATAAACGATTGAGATGAATCTTTTAAGCGATATACAAAGCAATCTGCTGGCACACTCAAATAAAATTGTTGTTCAAATTTTTTGCCTACATTCATATTTAAATCCTTACAGTAAAAATAAAGGGGAGAAACGTAAAACAGAATATTTCTCTTCACGCTTCTCCCCTTCTTAAAATTCTACTTTTATTTTCTTTTATTTCTCGAACGAACTGGCTTTACTTCTTCTACCCGCTCCGAGCATTCAGAAATAATGTTTTCTATGATGCTCTTTACATTTTCCTTAAAAGAATCTTTCTCAGATAAATCCACATTCTTTAATCTATCATAAGTTTCTTTTTTTGTGTAAATGCCAGATGAATATCCGTGAATAACACTATACACTTTATAATGCTCTGTCGTGCAAGTATGAAGTTTCCATGTGTTCGTTTCAGGTTTACTACACGGTAAGCATACATAGTATCCTTTGCCGCAAATAGCACAAGTACAATTATTTTTCATCAAATCACTCGCTTACTCAGCAACAATAATTGTGAAGAGTTCATCGTTTTCTTCATCACAATAATCTTTCAGCATATCAATTTCAAAAGAATGCTTGCCAGTAGAAGTCAGGGCAAGTTCAATTGATTCCGGATTCAACTTGGATCTATTTGCAACAATGATACCAGAGTACAGTTTATTATCATCACACTTATCACGGAAATAACAATAAACACGAGTTCTGACTGTTGACGGAAATTCAGAAGCCTTATTAACAATCTTCATTGCGTTTTCAGAAGAATATTCATATTCTACATAAACCTTACCAGAAGTTACCGTTGTAGGAACTGTAATTGTACCATCTTCGGCAATCAAAAATTCTGTAGCGGAAGCAGCAGAGCCAGCAGTATAAGCTTTACCAAGCTGTCCTTTTTCAACAACATAAATCTTTGTTACCTTTGAAATATCTGCTGGCTTATTTTTCAGCTTTACCTTACCATTATCAATATCCAAAAGATCATATGTAGGAACAATAATCTGACTCTTATTATCTGCGACCTGCTTCGTAGTGCCGTACTGAGCAGCAGCCAAATTCAAAGAAATCAGAGAATTGGTAGCAGAAAACTTTGCCTGCTTATTCTTATACAATCTACTAATCGGAGCACCCTGTGCATCTGTTACTTCGTCTGCTTCGGAAGTACAAGTAAGTGTCGGATCTTCCAACTGTGTCAGTCTACAGATAATATCTTTACCAGTTTCATAATCAGAAAGCGTCAAAGACCGAATCTTATCAAGAATCAGTTCATCTTTATTCAACATTTATTTTTTTCTCCTTTTTAATAATCACCAAAGCAATCAAGCCTTGATTTATCTATTCCTTTCAAACTTGCGAATCCTGCATATGCACCTTGCATTAAGAACTCAGCATCTTGAATTTTTCTTGTTCTTCTCACATAATCGAGAACCATATTAATTTTCATATCCCAGACAGATTGAAACATCCCAGTATTCTTTGCGACAATAGTAGAAATGATAGGGATCAAAACACTTTTATACTCTTGATTTTTTCTCATCTCGCATTCGTCTCTATCGTCTTCTATCAAATCCATTTTTGTTCTTTCATTTGCTGGCATTTGATTATTCCTCTTAAACATATGTATTTTTCTAATTGTTTCCACTATTTTTAAATAAATAAGCTTGTCGATAACAATATCATCTTTTTTATTGTATAAAATCAAATCGCCATTCAACTTTGATTGCATCAATTCAAAATCAGCTAAATCAATATTTAATACCAACGACATTGGATTCTCTAACAATTGAATCAGTTCTGATTCATTAAATTTATCTTTTTCATCGCTCGCCATAATTTTATCATAAAGAACTTTATGACTTTGACACATACCTTTAATGACAGTTAGGAACAATTCATAATCAGAAATCTTCGTGTAATCTATTTCGTTCTTCCAGAGTTCCCACTTTAAATCAGCACCAACCGCAGTAATATTTTTTACAACAGAAAAATATTTTCTTTCACCGAAATCTATAATTTCATTTATTGTAGGTTGTTTGACTACAATCCCATTCCCTATGAGAATATCACTACCTCTGTAAACTTTAATATCATCTACTTCACAAGCCATAGACTAATCCTCTAAATCGCAAAGAGAATCATTTATATCAATACAACTAAAGACCATTTTTCTATATAAAAAATCCATCTGAAATGAACCTTCTATATTGCTTTCCAAAACAACCTTTCCGATTCCAAAGCCGCTCTCGCCGTTTATTTTTTCATCAATTAAACGAGAAATATAATCATTTCTGTTTTCAGTAATCTTTGGAACATTGTCTACATACATATGTCTCTCATGCGATATAATCCATATCTCTAAAGTAGGCTTCACATACACAGAAGATCCGGATATAACAGATGGGATGTGAACTTGAATCGTAATAAATGTTCCGACTTTATTTATCGTAAATGGGTTTTGATTAAAATTAAAAATAGATGTATTTATAAGTTCTTCTGGTTCAGAGCATTCCGTGTTATTGATAGCTGACACAATCTCAGAATCTCTTATAAAATCCCTGATAATTTTTCTCTTTATTTTTCCAATAATAGAACTATTTGCCATCAAAACAACCTTCCTATTTTTATAATAAGATAAGACGAACTGTATTCGCCTTTCTTATCATGAAGGCACAACTTAAATTCATCATCTACTAAAGAATCGTCATCAACGCCTATTTCTATATAATTGTCTTTTATAGAAATATTTAGCTTATCTGCATAATCATATATAACTTCCCAGCTACACTTAACCTTATCAGACTCCACATCTCCAATAAAAAAACGACCATAAAATCTTTGGAACGAACCACCTGATTTTATAATCGCAGTCTTATAATTTATTTCTGAATGTCTGTCAAATTCACTCGAACCCTGCTCTTTTTTGTCGGTATAATCACAAATGCCTAAATCAGGTCTGTCGGTTCCGCTGTCTTCTAAGCTTTCAAGCAAAGTAAGCTTTACTATTCCTTTTTTACCATAATTGTAAGATGTTGTATCGTTTTGAGTGAGAACAAAAGAGGTCGGGTTTTTAGCTGCTTTATCCAAGTAAAATCTTTTTGGAGAACTGAGATTGCAAGTATTTTCATCGCATGGAAGTCTTATAGCATGCTGAGAAGAACCTATCGTAAATTGTCTATTAGTGCTTTCACCAGAGTTATATTGAGTTGAGTTTGAATCGTAGCATGGATATTCCAAAATATCCCCAGATTCATTCTGCCATTTTAATATCCAATTGCAATAGCAAAGTTTTCCTTGAAAATGCGTTTCATCAATATCGAAAGATTCAATACACATCAAATACAAGTTAAGCTGAATATCATAAAGAACATCCCCCACTTCAATTGGTGTATTCATATATGTTTGAAACTTAACCGTCATTCCGTCTGAAACAGAATATTTTCTCCCATAAAATCGAATATCTATGGTAGGTTCGTTTTCATAATCTTCTGGGTTTAACAGTCCTAATCTCCAAACGAAAACTCTTTTGTGCGAAGGATCATCTTTAAATACTTCCTCTATCAGCTTACGAGAATTTCTAATTAACTCACCTTTTAAATTATTACCCGATATTTCCATTCTATTTCTAAAACGATCTATATAATTCATTTTCGCAAATTAACAGACAAAATAGATTTACTCTTATCTGTTACTCCATTCCATGAATATTTCATAAGCAGAGATTCATTTTCTCGAATAAAAGTGTCATGCATATCAAGCAATTTGTCAAGGTGGTTCGCAGGTGAAAAAGCATTAAAATCAGTTGAGCTTAAATTCACTTTGAGTAGACTCGGAGTTCGTATATACTCCGAGTCTGTATACTCAATAATCATGAAATTAGATAAGATTTCAATTTCAGAATCCGTAAGATCAGAATTAAAAACTTCTTTATCATCATCTCTGTCCAAGAGGTTTGTTTTGCAAACGTGAAATTTAACAATGGCAGGAAGCAAAAAATCATGAAGATATTCCTTTACTTCGCTATCTGTCATAACGGGAATATTATAATCTTTAAACTTAAAAAGAATGTTTTGATATAATTTGCTATAAGGTGTAGACATACCATCTCACCTCTTTTATCACTTCATCAGATCAAGATTAAATTTTCTACTCAAAGTTCTGATAACAAAGAAATCGACAATCTCTCCGTTTTCAACAGCAGCGATAATTCTACTGAACAATGCGAACTTCAAGTTTGAATTTCTTGCATTCATAGATTCAATTTCTTTACAAATTTCATCGATATTTTCTTTTGTATAATTTTTAATATCAATTAGATAGTCATACTTTTTATACAAACGTTCAAGATTTAACTTCTTTACTACATTAATATCCTTCGGTCTAATCCAAAGGTTTTCAAAATATCCTCTAAAATTTCTGTACATATCCTTTACAGAAGAGAACGGCATCAGCTCTTCATGACCGATTTCGTCCCATCTATAATAGTCTCCGTTCTTATTATCTTTATAAGAAACATTTGGAATAAGTGACACCATTACAACATCATTAGAATCGTTAATTTCTGTAGTCGTTTCTCTAACAGGCTGTTCAGTTGGATTCAAAACGGTCGCGTCAGTATCGGTTGTTTTTCTTGGTCTTGCCATTGTAATTTCACCTCTTTAATAAAAACAATTATAAATTACGCAAAAGTAAATGCGCCAAAATAAGCAGGCATAACAATACCAAAACCAACTGCGGTCTGAATCTGAATATCTACAGACATATCATTTCTCCGAGTGCCTTCTGTATCCATAGAAGTTCTCGTATCGCCATATACATCCAACTTAATCGGCTTAACATCAGTGCCCAAAATAAACAGCTTCTTGTTACCCAAAGCTGTTTCAAATGTACCAGATTTCAGTGTCTGAGGAATTACCATCAGCTTGTTGCCTTCCCAGTTACCGATACTACCGTTCATAGCCTTTGCTTCCTTCTGAGTTTCAGCAAAAGTCTTATCCGGAACAATGCCTGCCAATGTACGCAAAGCTCCCTTGGTTCCGGCAATTGTAATACTGTCATAACCGCCTGCTGCCTGAACCAAATCCACGAGTTCACCGACAGCTTCTTCGCTATTGCCAATCTTAGAAAATTCGGCAGGTACAGCTGTAGCAACATTCTGGAAACAAGCATAAATTCGATCCTGAATGTACTTATTAAATGACTTGTAAATCTTATCCATCAGCTTGTCCAGAGTCGTAATGCCAAGCAGGAATCTTTCCAAATCTTCATATACATGAATATACAGCCATTCTTTTGGCAACGTAAAAGATTCGCCAACATCCAACAACTGTCTGTTTGTATCCCAGTGATTCCCTGCAAAAGAAGAAACAGTCAGCAATCCACCCTCCGAATAAAAAGAACCTACTTCGCCAAGTGCACGGTTTCTTGTTTCTACAAATTCATTCATAAACGGACTATTGATAACATCTTCACCAAGAGCAACATTAACAATTTCTTCGGTAATTTCATAAATCAAAGTATTGTTTCTACGCACTGCCTGATACAAAGTTTTACCGCCGAGAATATCTTTATTGATTTTATCACGAAGATAATTTTCCATATCTCGCTTTTTCATCATCTTACCTTCTTCGGTTTGAAGGTCACATTCATCTCGTGCAAGATCCAGTGCCAAAGAAAATACATTTCTTACATCTTTACTAAAATTAGTCTTCATTTATGTAGTCCTCTCCTTACGCCATCTTTTCAATCTTAATTTCATACATTACACGGGAGTATCCATAATTATGGGCTACAGTAGTACGAACGGAACCACTAATACGCTTCCGCATAATTTTTCCTTCTACTGCCGCACTTGAACTTGTTGTATCGGATACTACCAGCTTCCCAGTTGTGGAATCAATTGTTACAAACTTATTCTTATCAGCCTTATCCCGAGTTGCATCTGTAAAGCCTTCTACACTAACTGCAAATTCATCGGTTTTCTTTACGACTCGAACGTTAAACTTTGTACCAGCTTTATTGATAAACTTATCTCTTCTCTGATTTTCCTTCTTACAATTATCCGGATCCCATGCAACCTGATCTACAACGACAACCGGAGAACCAGCCTTGAATCCCTTCACAAAGTTATATGTAACATCTTCGCCGTCTGCCAGACCATCCAAATAACCAAAAGTGCCGTTCTCAATATCTTCCGTAGACACGGCATCGAAAATTCGTTCTGCATACTTGGTGCTTGCCATATTTGTTGATTCGAAAACAGTATATGCCATTTACTAAACTCTCCTATTTTTTAATTAAAATTCTTTGGAATATCTCCATATTTTGTAGTGTAACTATCATGTTCATCATCTTCGTTCCCTACTATCTTTGAAGAAAGTTTTCCGGAATCATGATTTGGCGAAAATGATTCAAGTGCTTTCTTTGAGAACATTACAGCACACTTATTTACCACATCTTCATAAGAAACATCTTCAATTGATTCCTTCATCTTTTCATATTCAAGAACGCCAGACAAAACTGATTCATATTTCTCAATTTCAGAATGCTTCTTTTCGTTTTCAAACTGCTTCTTATTTGTTTCAGCCTGTTCTTTCATAGAATCATATTCTTTAGAAAGGTCACTGTACATTGTATTTACTTCCGTAATTATTTTTTCTTTTTCTGTAATAACAGATTCCAGTTCTTCAATTTTCTTTGTAAATGTTGATTTGATTTCATTTGCAAAAACAGCCATGTTATTAGTAGCAGCTCCATCTGATTCACCGGAATCAGCACTGCCCTCTTCATAATCTACATAGGTCGCTTTCTTTCGTACACCGTTATCAAAATCTATAACAGGGGCATCACCGTTGAAAGAGAGAGGAAAACCAATAAGTTTTCCAGAATAAAATTCCTCGACAATTACTGTATCATCCTGGACGTCTCTTAAATAATATTTACAATGAACCCATCCGTCCTTATCTGTTTCTTTCAATTCTCCAACAGCTCTTCCAATGTCTTCAAACATCTGCCAATATGTCTGTGAGAAATTAGTCGGTTCTTTTTTTTTAGAACTATCCACTGTTTTTTCTCCTTTCTTAATTTCTTTCATTGCATTAGAATACAATAAAACCTTTTTATTCATTTCTTTATATATATCATCAATAAATTTATGTAAAGAAAATTGAACTTCAATTTTTGAGTTTATCATTGCAGGCTCATAGTCATCTCCTAAAAAGCAAGCGGCTCTAAATGAGAATTTTGTAAAATGATAAAAGCCATTTTCGTCTTCATATCCTTCATAAGCCAAGCTTCCATCTTCATTGCATTCCTGCAATTCCATCGACTGCCCTTTAGAAAATGATTTTTTAATAATGTCAGAAGAATCATCGAACATATTCCACGTGATGCCCTCTACAACTAAAAACTCTCTTTCAACACCATCATCGCAAATTTTCTTTTCATAGTGGGCGTTATTTTCACCTTCTGCTAATACCACACCATAGGCATGACCTGCATATTTTTCTTCTTTCCCATTTTCAGTTTTAATAGTAATGAAACGATGGTCTGAAAAATCTTTTTCTCCAAATTTATTTTCTTCAATAAATCCAACTATTGGGATATATGATAAAGTTGGAATAGCATTATCTACAGGTTCTTTTTCAAAGTACGAACCATTGTAATTTGCACCTAAGTGCATAATCCAAATCTTAACCCGTGTGAATCTATTGTCCCCACAATTCAAATCGTTAATTTTTTCAAATTCAACAGGTATTTTAAAATTTTCCTTATTCACTTAATCATCTCTCTATCTATCCTTGTTTGCATCTGAATCTTTGGTAGCTTCTCCACTTTCACTTAAAATCTCACCTTGCGATTCTGCCGTAGGCCTACCTGCTCCGTTTGATTCACTCGATGCTGCATTATAAGAAGAAGATAAAGGAACAAAATTATTGTTAAAATCAAAAATCTTATTTATCATATAAGAGCCTTGAATTTTAGATGGAGTCATACCGATAGAAGCCATCCATTTATCTACCACCGTAGCACCCAAAGAGCAGGCTTCTTTATATCTTTTTGAAACTGTATCTCTATTAAAAATCGTTTGATCTAATAGGTAAAATGAAAATTTAAACTTGGTGTTGTTATATCCGCCTTTAGCCTTTATATATCTATTTACCCATCTCTCGAATTGTCGATATACACCATAAATAAATCCAGCATCATTTTCAATAGAATATGTGACAGCCGTACCAGATGAAGAACCATTAAACAATTCTCTTGTTTCTCCTGATGAATTATATAGTTCATCAACAGCATCAGAAACATTATTTGTAGTATTCGTACTATCTTTGAAACTAATAGCTTCTCCACTTACAGAAGGCGTATAAAGGATTCCAATGTCGTCATTTAAGCTTGCTTTATTCAATTCAGCGTAAAGCATAAGCGTTTCCAAAGAAACGGTTGGCGTATCTACATTGTTATTGCTAAAAGGTACGGTCAACATAATTGCTTTATAATTATCCGTTCTCGCAGATTGCAGCTTTAAATTTTTATACACGTCAATATCCATAATGTCTTTTAAAACATTGATCATCATCGGAAATGGATACGTCCATTGAAAATTCATCTTAATGCAAATTTGTTTATCTACAGGCGGCTCATACCACATAGTTCCATTCCCATTATGAAAGTCATTCCATGCTTCAATTACATAATCGGGATATGCCTTCACTTTATTTGCAGAAATTGCAGATAAATTTATTACGAAATTATATAATCCATCTTGCACTTCATACAGCTTACAAATTCTTAAATTTATCTGTTGAATAAAGAAATCTGTCTTATTTTCAAAAACAAGTCCGCAGAATAAATCTTGATATGGCAATACTCGCATAATTTTTAAAAATTCATGTGGCAAGTTCATAGATTCCAATTTTGCTATAAGCGAGTTGTATCTTGTTTTAATAGAATTAAATGAAGCAGATTCCTTTACATCGTATAAATCAACTCCCCAATTATAGCAGCCCATATTCCCATACATATTGCACAAACGATAATAATGAGGGGAAATTCGCATAAGTTTTTCAGAAATGTATAAAAGCGTTCTCCAATGAACGGCAGGATTTCTAACACATTTTAAAGCTTTTTCAATCGGTATATCTCCAATCATACCTGTTTCAATAATCTTAGAATTATTAAAAACATCTTTTAAAATTTCCTGCACATAAGTTCTTTTTTCTGAAAAACTCATATTTTGAAATTTACTCTGAAAATCTGGATTCATTTCATTATCTTTGTTCTCTATATCTCTCACCCACCTTAATACATCTTTGGTTTTCTTGCCAATGCAGAAAGCCCTTTAATATATTTTTTCATACTAAAGTCATTGCTGTTTCTTTGAGTTAAATCTCTTTCCAATTGACACTGAACCCAATAATTATATGCTAAAGACGAATATCTATCTTTTCTCATACCAGACTTCTCTTTTATTTTAATGTTTACTCCTTTTATCTCATATTCAAGATTTATTAGTTCATAAACTAAAAGAGTAGTTTGTATATATGGCATTTGATATATTAGCTTTTCGTGTTTGGGTAGTTTAGAATAATTCTTAACTCTTTCCGAAATAGGAGCATCGGCATTTTCTTCTGGTATCAACAGATTTATTCTATTGCTTTGAAATCCGTTTCTCAGCGTAGTACAGATTTCATTATTAAAAGCACTATTTCCTTTTATAGCCCATATAACCTTTGGGGCATTATAATCCTTACAACGATCTGCGAAATCATTATCATTACAACATGACAACGCAGGATATAGTTCCCCAGTTTCAGGATCAAGCATGTCTCTTGAAATCGCATCAAATACACCGAGTCCTTGCCCCACTACATCGACAGCAAGATCTGTACATTTATATATAGAGAAGAGCTTACGTACTTTTAACGCAAGCTCTTCTGTTCGCAAACCTTCTACGTTTTCCAAATAGATTATGTTTGCTGTATATTTATTTGAATTAGATGGAATGGCAGAATTGATTATAATAGAACTCGCATCGTTCTTCTTGTTGTTTTTTGAAGCAAGCAACGCAACGTCAACAGAAAGGATTCTTTTTTCATCTGGAATTAAATCTGGGATTTTACTATTTTTCAACATACGTCTATCAGGATAAACGGCATATTTCAATTTTCTACAATTAGAAATATCTTCAAATGTAAAAAAAGTTCCATCTGTATCAGAATAAGGCAAGCAACCCATTTCCATATCAAACTTGGCTTGATCGAATCCAGGTTCAAGCATATCATCCTCTACCGCCGTTCTTTTTAGAAGTCCTTCTTTGATTGCAAGCTGATATGGATGTCCTACAATATAATAACCAGATCTTGCACCCATAAAGTTTTTTAAATACGTTATAGATTTCTGGTAACTCCAATGGCTTTTAAACCAGCAAGAACTAAGATATACCTCTATGTTATCTTCCTGATATTTTTCATTATCTTTATATTCCGGCTTTTTAAGATATGGAGGTCTTCTCGGATCTGCTTTGAATTTTGTGATAACAGTGTCAATAATATTCTTATCTACCATTCTAAATTCATCGATAATAACAATATTAGCTCTATTACCTCTTGCACTATCAGATGCTGTTACAACTTTAATCCAAGAATTGTTGTAAAATTTTATTTCAGCTTTATTTGCCGCTATTACTTTGGTTTCAATTTCTCTGTTCAAATTATCTGAACCGTATCCATAATTAACACAGAAATCTTCTACTATTTTTAGCAGAACTTCATTTGCCTGTGGTCTTGTTGCAGAACATATGCAAATTTTTGTTCCTGGATACAAAATTGCTCTTATAATGCAAAACAAAGCAGTTTCCCACGTTTTACCGATTCCTCGTGATGCCCATATGATAGAATGATTATTATGCATCATCATATAAATGTCCATCTTTTGGAATAACATCAGTTCGACATTCAAATAATCTTTCGCAAATCTATGAGGATTCTCTCTGTAGAAACTTGTCCAAAGTTCAATGCCTTCTAATAAGGCATCCAAATTTTCGGCTTCATTTTCTTTTTTTCTTTTTATAATTTCCGTACTCATTATTCAGAACCAGACTCTCCGAATATAGCATCAAATATAGATTTTCCATCTTCGCCATATTCTTCTTTTGGTTTTTCTACTGTATATTCTCTCAGTATCTTTTCATATTTTTCTTCGTTCTGAATATGTAAACCATGCATTTTAGCTAACTGATATGTGCCAAATGTATTCACATATGTTCCTATGTAATCAACATCTTTAAACTCTGGACTTGGTTCAGGAATAGGTCTGTCGTTTTCAATGTGTCCTATCCATGCCCCATATGGCTTTTGTTCTAAAACAGACTGTCCTTTTTGCTTTGGCTGTAATCCGGCAGTTTCAAGATAATCACGAAAAGACTTATCTAATGCAGTAGTATCATCTCCGTGCAATCTTGCTTGCTGCAATTCCCATTGTTTAAAACAAATATTTTTAAATATTTCTTCTTGTTGCTTAGTTTCACATTCATTTCTCGCAATCCAATCATCATATTCCTTTTGAAGAAAAGCATATGCATCCGTTGGAAATCCTTTCCCGAAGAAATCAATTGTTTCTTGCGGTATCACTAATCCAGATTCTTCTGGATTTTTTATAATAATTTCTGGAGATAAAACAGAATCATCGTATTTTTTATTCTTATATTGAACAAGATTTATAATTTTAAAATAAGAAGCCAACACAGAAATATTTCTACTTTGAGAATCCTGTGTAGCCTTCTCAAAAATATCATCGCTAAAAAACAAATCAAATGTCATGCAAATTTTTTGCATAGCTTTTCTAAATGGACTACTATACTTTGTACTGTAAATTCTACAGTATTCTCTAAATATACTTTCAAGACATTCCTTACAACATGGTATATATCCTGACAAATTATAAAATACAGAACCAGTTCTATAAGCATCTTTAGGAACTTGAATAGACTTTCCGCAATGCAAACATTCTATAAATTCTTTATTCGCTATTTTTTTCAATTTATCACCCACAAAAAAATAAAAGAGCGTCACTCATAAAAGCAACACTCTTTTAGAAAGAAAGGAACTCACCATGAACTTATTTTATGGAATCAGTGGTAGACTGTCAGAGAATTGAACTCCGATCTATCGGTTATAAGCCGATTGCTTCTTCCTTTGAGCTAACAGTCCTTTGGCGTAGGAATAGGGACTCGAACCCTAAATGCATTTCTGCACAGATGTTTTCAGGACATCCAGAATATCCAGTTATCTCATTCCTACATAAAAATATGGTTCAAAGCCTGGGAAATAACCATATTGATTTCTTTTACATTTTTGCATTCATGCATATATGTCAGGACACTTAGGAGGTATTGAAATGAAAGCAAAAATTAGAATCTAATCTAATGTCACAATAGACCTTCGCCTTACAAACTGTATACGCAAAATTTTAAAATATCTTTCAGCCATACGATGAACGAGTCTGAGTGAGCAGGAGCGACCTATTCACTTCTCGTCCAATATAATCCGTTTCAGGGGTGAACAAATTATAACAAAGTCGCAATCAGATTGGTTACTGATAACTTTCAGGGAGTTTCAGAAAATATTATTTTATATCACTATCTTATAAAATATTATTTTATATTATTATTCTATATTGCACTCGTGGGTTTCCCTTACTTGTACTTAACTCTCCTCTTATACCTCATTTCTGAGTTCAACCACAAGCATTCATTGCCTTGTTTTGAATTTCCCTTACATATACACAGATTTCACTCTGCTATCATCAGGGTTATTGCTTACCAAGCCGTCTATTGCGACAACGAGAAGGTTAATGCTTTATTCTACATATACACTTTGCACAAACTCTTGCCTTTATTCCTTTTGGAACTCCATCCTAATCGTCACCGATTAGAAACAGATTAAAACCTAAATCTATCGATATAAGTTTCCTCTGGGCATCCGTGTTCTCCATGCAGATTTCCAATCCTCTTCACATGGTTATTGTGACATTAGATCAGATTCTAATTTATTGGATGCAGGAGATGGAGTCGAACCATCATCTTTAGGTAATGAGCCTAACGAATTTCCTTTACTCTATCCTGCCAATTGGTGTGCCCTGTGAGTGCCGCCCTCACGACTCCTGTCTTAAAAGGACAGTGTTCTACTGCTGAACTAAAGGCACAGTTGCCGGAGATTTCTCTCCGGCGTTGGAGAAATTTATCATGAAGTTTGTTTGAAGGTAGAACCGCACCGAACATCTCTCGGTGAAAAGTTCTATTATATTATACGAAATTAAGAGCCAAAGTAGGAAGGTGATTTCAAAAATATTTTCTTACTTTTTGGAATTTATCTTATCCTTAAATCTTCTGGAAACCTGAGAGCTAACAGTAAGACGGTCTTCAACGATATGCTTCTCACCGTCAATATTATTTACCTTTTCTTCTTCTGGTTTAAATCTTCCATTAATCGTAACTCCGTTGAGAATTTTTATCTCAACGTCTTCCTTATGTTCCTTCGCATATTTCAAATACTTTACAACAACATTTTCAAATATATCCCAAATCAATTCTGTTTCATTGATCTTGTGTCCGCTAAGTTCAGCGATCTGTCTAACCATATCTCTTTTTGTTAAGCTTATTTTTTTGCTCATTATTTTTCTCTCCCTTATAGGGGAACTTCTGTTTTTCAAAATTATTACCACAAATCAATGTAACTTTCTTCATTTTTGCATTTTAAAAATTACATTGATTTAATGTATTTTTGATCTGTCCCCATCCTTATTTTTAATTATTTATTTCGCTTTTTCAGATTTTTTCTGTATTTTTTATAACACCTCTCGCACATGCAAGTGCGATTGTTTTTCATCGGAACATATAATATTTTTTTACAAATACTGCACTCTATTATTTTTGTATTATTGTCTATATTGCATTTGATGTTATTTAAAATAATATCTCCATAGCACATCCACAAAAGATCTTTACTCTTTGATTCTTTCTGATAAAGATAATCAACTAAAATTTCTGTTACTTCAATATCGCTTAAACCAAACTTAGACAAAGAATCTTTTGTTTCATTGACAACATTCTTAAAAAATAAATTCTGTTTATATTGTGTATTAGACAAGCATTCTTTCTTTATTTCTGTACAAGCAGAATTGATTTTGAAATGATACTTCTTATTCAGATTATCAAAGCAAGATGTGATATTATTGATTATATCTAAAGATACCTCTTTAACGACACCGCTTTTTAAAACATCAATATCAACTTTCTTCAATCCAATTCCATTAAAAGAAATTCTTTGGTTCACAATTAAATCTTCAAGACTGTTTACAATACTAACCGTTTTATTTGTAATTTGCTTACTGGTTTTATCTTTTGCCCACTTAAAGAAGTATGGCAGCTTCTGCATTGAAAAAACAGAGAGTTCTTTTGCAAACCATTCAGGACGTTCTGGCATATACAATGTTTTTGCTTCATCGATAGAGAAATTGTTCTCGCAGCAAAGAAGCTTTACGATTCTTTCTGCTTCTCTCTTTTCTTTATCGCTTCCAGAAATAAATAAAGAATTATTCCAAATCTTTGAAATAGTATTGCTATAAATTCCTATATTACCACTTACAAACGCTTTATTCAATCCATTGTACAACGAATAATTATTTATAATAACTGGCTCTGCCTTCTTCATGTGATAATATAAAGGAACAACATTTCTCATATTTCTTTCTGCAATCTCGATAATTGTTTCATCGGAAATAACCAATGATTTATCTCCATCAAAATCACACTGAATCACTTTACTAATCATATCATCGCAACTAATATAAAGAGCATTTGTAGAAAACCATTTATTCTTACTAAAGGCCGCCATATTCTTTTTAACGCAATGTTCTTTATACAAATGTGGTGATCTTAAACAATCTAATTTTTCAGAATTAGGAAATAGGTTACAATATACTTCGTTTCTTTTTAAAATACCAGAAGGATTTTTCTTTTTTAAAAACCAATATTCGCAAACAGCGTACAAATCTGGGAGAATAAATGTGTATTTCCCGTCAACAGCTAATGCACCAGACCTATACTTTTTCAATAAGCTATTTTTTATATCTCTAATTTTCTCTTTTATATAACAATCATTTATGAGATTGGGATACAAATGAATAGCTTCTTGCAAAGTGGTCTTATTTTTATTGTATGGAGTCACGCCAAAAGCATTCTTAATTCCGGACAAGGTATTTAAGGATTGTAAAGATTCATTTGATTTACTCACAACTTTACGAAGTTCTTCTTCTGTAAAATCTGTGAGAGATTGCAGCATTTGATAATTGATTGTCGCATCTTTTATATGTTCTTCTTCTTCATTTGTAAAACCAACTTTACAATTATATAGATGAAACCACGATTTATATTCTTCCCATGAAGAATAGTATTTGTGCATTTTAAACTGGCTTTCTGTTAAGATAACCTCAATGCCTTCTGTTACGATGTCATGTTGCTTTCCGTAAATATCTTCAATAATACCAGTACATTTGTTTTCTTTTATAAATTCAACAAAGTCGAATACTCCGAGTAACCCCTTTACCCACGGCATCCGAATCATTTTATTTTTCTGCCTTTTACCAAATGCAAATGGAAGTATCATTCCACATCCATCTGTTTGAGTAATTGGAACATCCATATCTTTTCTTTCAACAGTATAAGAAGATTCATTTATAAAGTCGACTGTATCATGGACAGCATTCTCGAAATCTTTTATTACAATAACCTTTTCAATATCAAACTCTTCCCAATCATCTGTGGCAGAATTCGGCAAAGCAAGATAAGCAAGATACTTATTTGTATTACATCCGCCTTTTTTGTTGATTGCATCTACGGTAAGACCACACATAATAGATTTTTGAATTTTATTCCAAGCGGATTCTTTTATAAAAACAGCTTTCTTTAATCTTATCTGTCCGGCTGATGAAGTATAATAAATATACTTTTCTCCGTTATACAAAAATCCATTTAAAATTATATCTTTTGCAATTCCAAAATAATAAATCTGAACAACAATTAAATCATCACAAAACTCATATGCTTTTACACCGATGGTTCTTGTGGCATTCGACTCAAATATGTTTATTTTTCTTGAATCGGAAAACATTTCTTTTTCGTGTGCAAATATATAATCCTTATCGCCCGCCGGATGAATGTTTCTCAAACTTCTAATATTCTTACTCTCTACTTTACTATCAATAATTGATAATAATTTCTTTTTATTAAAATCAATTTTTTTGTTTTTTATTTTTAAAAGATTTTCAATAAAACATATCCTCTGAATTGTTTCTTTTATTTCAGAATTAAACGAATCAATATCTACTTTTCCGCTTTTAACCAACGAAATCTTCTTCTTTGTAATATCATTATTTTCTCTTACAACGGAATAAAGTTTATCGCACTGTTCTTTTAAATTTCTCTTTTCCGTCTTTAATTTATGCAACAGGCAATGTATTCTTGCTTCTCTGTTAGAATAAAAATTTCCAGTATCAACACTTAAAATTGTTATCTGCGTATCCAGCATTAGAATCCATCGCTCCCATAATCAAAATAATCTTCGTAATCCAAGAGTTCATAATAATCGTGTAGAAACTCTTGATATTCCCCTTTATACATTTCATCGAGTTTTTGTCCTTCAATTCGTTCATCATAATCCTCTTGGCTGCATCTATCATAAATACAAGCCAAACATAGTTCACCTCCCCATCAATCTTTCTTGTAAGTAAGAAAGATATAATTACGGCTTTTTTTTAATCTTTTTTCTGCTGCATCAAATTCTGGATTATAGTATTCCTCACCAGATGCAATTAAATATCCATTCTGTCTTTTATATGCGTTCGCAAATAAACATTCCGGACAATACCAATTATTTTCACATCTGAATTTGTATGGCGTTCTTTTTACTATCAATTGCAAATCAACAAGAATATCTATAAATTTCTGAATGGTATCTCGGTGCAAATTCAAATCGAGAGCGATATACTTGATATGTTTATAGAAAGCTTCTGGACTATCCATTCTTCTTTTATCCATCTCAGAATCCTTATCAGCATTATCTGCATTAAATTCATTTGAACGAACAAAAATATTTAATCTGAAATAAGCAAGTAACCGAATTGCCATTCCAAAATAGCTTGTTCTTCCGATTTGATTTATTTCACGGCTCATAATCTTTTCTATTTCATCGAGATAAAGAATCCCAAACTTTTCAGTTGGCTTAATTTCATCTTGCAGCTCAACTTCATAAAAACCATTTCTTCCGAATTTTTCATGCAAGCTAAAGCATTTAACCGCATCCAACTCCAACAATCGTTTAAAACTCTTTTCTACTCTGTCAAGAATTTCACCATCTCTTTTAGAGTAAGAAACATTTAACCATTTGCAAAAATCATAGCCAGAAAACAAGATCCTCTTTCTCATCGTCTGGTTCATAGCCAGATATGTATACAAAAGAACTTCCGTGTTTACCAATCCACAATCATCAAGTATAATTTTTTCTGGAATAAAAATATATCCTATATCCAGCTTTTTAACATCTTCAAATTCAACAAACTTCATATAATATTCTCCTTAATTTTCAGTTGAGTACCAGTCACCAACCTTGTATGAATAGTAATCCTCACAAGAAACTTCAATTCTGTTTTGTTGTGATTCTCCTTCTATTTCATCTTCAACAGTGAAAAAATATTGTTCTGAAATATAGATTGGAGTTATAATCTTTCCGGCCGACACATATGTATAATGACTCGGTCTATATTCTTTATCTACAATTGTTCCTTCTTTGATAGCAGAAGAACATCCAGTAAACCCAAGAAGACATGCAGTCATTGTTGCCAAAAGAGCTTTAATTTTTGTTCTCATTCCTCATCTTCCTTTTTATCCATTTGGGTATAGTTTCCCCAGCGAAAACGCTACACTTAATTATACGAAAAAGAGAACGGAAACAGGAAGATGGTTTCAAAAAAATATTTCTATGTATTTATCTCAACATATTATTTTATTATCAAATCAATCTTAAAATACTAATATCCTCTCTAAGGTATCTAGCAGGCTCATACAGCCATTTTAATATTTACATAGCAAACTTTACTATGTATTCTTTAAAATGCCATACAGAGGACGTGA